TTATCTCTTTAAATTCTGCTTCATATTCAGGTTGACTTAAAAGCCATTCTTCAGCTTCTTTTACAGTATCGAATCGAACCCAAGTTGAATGTGTAGATTTTACACCTGTGTACTTTTGTCCGTCTGGCCATGGAATAAGACCTCTTGTTCCTTCTGTTTTCAGATGTGGGTCGGAGATAACAAATGTGTCACTGATTGCAGGTGAATCCAGTATTGTGAATCTACCTACTTTCTTTCTGTTACTCATAAGAATCACCATTCATTATGTAATGATTTATTAAATTCAATAATATCGTTTGTATCATTTAGGCTTTCAAGTAATTTATCTGCAATACCATAGTTTATTCCTTCGTATATTCTGCCAGTTTCAGGGAATATATCATATTTAACAGAAGCTACTTCTTCACCGTTTGAATCAAGTATTACATATTTCTTTTCATCTTCTACTGTCATAGTAAATCTATGTTTTTGATTACATTCTGACAAAGCCATAAAATCACCTTATTGGTGTTTGTAAACTAATGTTGTTTTTCGCTCTTAATCCTAGTAATGCCAGTTCTCTTAATTCGTCCGGTGAACTCTGCATTAACTCAAATCTTAATCCAACATCATCTTTTGACCAGTCATTATTCCATGTTTCTTTAATTCTTTCATTTGTTCTATCACTTAACATTGGAAATTGTGATGATTGCTCAAGTATATCTACCATTTAATCACCCTATAAACTTCCATAACCAAATACCTACATTAAATCCTATTAAGAATATAAATCCTCTGTTTGTGGTTATTATTTCCCATATCGCTTTATGTGTTGGTTTTATTCTTTTCCCAATTATACCAACTTTTAATGTTATTCTACTGTTCTTATCTTTTGAAGCGTTCAATGATTCTAAATATGGTGTTATTTCCTCTATGTACATGAACTCTGGATAACTCTGATCTGGTACAGTTGTTCTGATTGTATCTCTTTTGAAATCTTTTACAACACCCCTATTTCTTTTCATGTTTCTCACTTTCGTCGTATTTTTCGTAGTTTGCACATGTTGTTGGGTCTTCAAATAAACAATTCCCTTTTAAATCATATACTTCCTTTATTTTTGGACAAGGAAATCCAAAGAATCCATGTTTACAACGTACCATTTAAATCACCTCTCTTTATTTTATCCTCTTCTACATTTTGTTGGACAATGAGATGGATGCCATTGACCTATGGCACTGTCTAATCTTTGACGAACATCAGATTCTTTTATCATATTTACTATTCTTTGTGGTGGTCTTTCTCTTATAACCATCGCTTCTGATGCTCCATATATGCTGTCTAATAAATCAACAGCGTCACTTAACACATCAAAGTTATCTAAAGGACAATCTTTATGTATCTCTTTTTTAAGTTTTTCATGTGTGTCGTAGTCAAATCTTTCTACAAGTAAATCTCTGCCCTCTTTTGACTGTTCTTCCCAATATGTACAGTAAATTTCATAGTCAGTTTTATCTATTGGTTTTATAATATTTCCTTTCTTTACGTTGTAAACTTTTTGAAAGAACCTACATTGACTACAAGCTGTTAACTTGCATATTTTTTCTACCATGTTATTCCCCTTCTTCTGGAATTATACTTTCATCTTGGACTGGTAATTTTCTCTTAAATATTACTGTATAAAATGAACATCTCTTATGAATAATTACTTCATCTGTTGTCCATCCTTTTCTTTCCATTTCATCTAAACATTTATCTAAGTCTTTCCTTGGGGGTTCTTTTACAGCTGTGAATGTTTTTGTTCTTTTACCCATACTGTTTACGTAGTCTTGCTCATGTCTACTACTTTTACCTTGATAATAAAGATAATTATTATATGCTTTATTTCTTTCTCTTTTTAATTCATTGATATAATCTAAGATAGCTTTTGGGTCTTTTTGAGCTAAATATTGTATTTGGTCTGCGGTTAACTCATCCATTTTAATTATTTCAGACATTTCAATCACAACAGTTTACCTAATACACTGAATAAACTTGGTGAGTCTTCATCTACAACTAGCATTACGTCTTGGTCTACTGGGAATTGTTCTGGCATTAATTCTTTATGGTCCATATCCCATGTTTCTAAGCTTGTTATACCTGCGAAGAAGTAATGGAAGATGTCGCCTTTTCGTATTTTTTCTTTAAATATTTTCTTTTCACCTACTTTAATTAAACTACCGTCTTTTCTTTTTAACATTTCATGTAATGTATTGAATTTATTTTTGTTTTCCATTTTAATCACCTATTTTACTTCATCCAGCCCTCTTAACCCGTATTCTTTTAGTTGAACAACTCCATATTTTCCTTCTTTATCGCTTAAAATCCATGCAGGATGTAATATTTCATCATCAATAAAATTACCACACCAATCTCTAAAGATTACTTTGGTTCCTACAGGATAATGTTTGTTGAAAATTTCAATTGCTTTTTCTAATCCCCTTTTCATTTAATTCTGTTTCATTTAATATGTAAGTTACTCTTTCGTCTCGTTCTACCTTTTTGGTTATTTTTAAATCTGCTCCACATTCTACGCATTTACGTCTTAAATCTGTTGTTACACAATAATTTTTAGTTTCGTGATTACAATTTGGGCATTTCATTTATATCACCTTAAGTTTATTTGTCTAGAAGATCTCATAATAACTCTAGGTATGAAGTCTTTACAGTTATCTTCTAACCATTGTTCTGCTTCTTCACGTGTATCAAATCTTCTAAACGGTTTATTTTGTGCAGTTACTGTTACTGGTCCTGTATATTGTTCTCCTGTTTTATATCTTAGTAGTCTTCTGGTATCAGCGTCTCTTATAACCCATGTCCCTACTGTAGAACCAGCTCTTTGCACGCTAAACCTAGCACTCATTGTTATCACCTAATGTGCAACTGGTCCGATTATTACGTCTCCGTTACGTGGGAAATCTTGTGGTCCTAATTGATTTTTATCATATGCTGTGTGAACCCACATTTTTTTGAAACCTTCTTGTAAACCTATTTCTCTTAGCATTTTTTCTTCTATTTTACCTTCAATAATATGTTCTCTATCTGTTCCATATATTTTTACTCTATTTTTCATTGTATCGTCCAACCCATTTCTTCCATATCTTTTTTAAGTTGTTCAACGGTCGTTTCTATTCCGTCTAATCCTACAATTACTGTGCCACAATTTGGTTTTATTGCTTCCATTGTCTGTCCTACAGCGATCACATCGCCGTCGATATGACGCTTAAATTCTTTCATGTATCTATCCCCTTTTTGTTTTTACTACCCATATTCCTCTTCTTAGTATGAATTCTACATCTTCGTTTATTGTATCTGATAATGGTCTGTACAATTCAGAGTTACATTTTGGACATTTGCCTGGTGATGGAGACACCATGATATCTCTTTCATAGTATTCTCCACAATTTCTACAACAGACAAATAATTTCTCATTCATAATTCCACCTTTGCACTTGCACTCATTACTGAGCTATCTAATTGTTTATCAACCCATTCTTTGGCTTGTTCTACAGTGTCAAAGTATATGAATGTTGGTAATTTTCTGTCATTACTTCTGACTCGTATTTTTTTATGTGGATGGATACTGTTTCCCATTTTGTATCCACGATAGTTTTCATAGTAAGTCATTTATATTACCTGTATTTCTTTACTAATTCTTGTGCTAATCCTTTTTTATGACTGTACCATTTAGCGTCTAGTAAATTACCTATTGCTTTCAATCCTGCGTCATGACCATATACTCTTACTGGTTGTCCTATTAGGTCTTCCCATTGTTTTACTCCTACTGTGTCTAATATTTCTATTATGCTTACAGTATCTGTTTCAGGTTTGTCTGGTCTTTGTAGTACATTTGTTACGTATCCTTGTGAACCTCCTTCTTCTTTGTATTTCACGTAGATACATCCAACTAGTAATCCATGTGTTATACCTAATTTTGTACCAGTTATAACCCCATTCCTTATTCTATCTTTCATACCATCGCCTCCCTTATAAGGTCTAATGTCTTTTGTAATTTTATTACCTTATTCATTGCTTGGCTGTAATCATAGTATAAATGGAACTTGTTTGCACTGTCTGCTTCTGCTTTGGCTTTCTTTATATCATTTTCTAGTTGTGATGTTAGGTCTGTTACCATTAATGGCGGTTTCCATCCTCTTTCTTCTATTATTTCTGTTTTCTCTATTTCTAATTTCTCTGCTAATATATTTCTGCATTCTATTCCTTCTTTTAATGTTTTTATTTCACCTATTTTTATTACCATTTTAATCATCTACTAATGCTCTGTATATTGCAGAGTCTGTATTTAATAACCAATGGTAGAACTTTCTCCCTAAATCTTGGTATGCTTTATCTACAATTGCTTGATGCGCTTTTAAAGCTTTTTTATCTGCTTCTTTGTTTTTAGCTTCTTTTTGATTTTTTATTGTTATTGCTACGTTGTATACTTCTTTTTTAAAAGGTAAATCTTCTGCCATTGTTTTATCCCCATAGCATTTTGAATATAAGTATAAATACCAGTAATGTTATCATTGCGTCTATTGTTGTATCAAACATGGCTTTACCTTGTGCTTCTGTCATGCCTTACACTTCCTTTTCCATCCATATCACATAGCTTTCATGTATTATACTATTGTCATTTATTGCTATGTTATGTCTGAATGTTGTTTTATCTGCTATGTATCCTAATTCACTTAATCTTGTCATTTCTTTTAGAAATGCGTCTTTGTCTTGTTCAGATACTATTTTTGTTTCTTTTTCTACTGTTTTAACAGCCATTTTTATTCACCTTTTCTGTTAGATGTAGCCATAACCAACTGTTTTTGTCATTGGTTGTTATTTCTAATTTTTTCTTTTCTTCACCTTTTCCTAATGTTAATGTGAGTTTTGATTTATCTTCTTCGAATTTTGAGTCAACTATTTCATATCCATTTATTCTTTCTGGTACTTCCCATGGATGATTGTCTATAAAACTACAAAATACTTTTTCTTCTCCCATATTATCAACTCAGCTTAATCCATGTTCTGTAATCTTCATTATCAAAGTATGTTGTGTAACTGTTTTTATGTGCTCCGTGATAGTCTTTGTATAATCCGTATTTGACATTTTCTAGTCCGAATATTTCTTTTAGATAGCCTATGCTTTTATCACATATTGGGAATTCTACATCGTTGTGGAATACTACTTCTATACTATCTGTGTGTATTATTACTCTTGCTAGTTTTATTTCTTTTAGTCTGCGTGCATTCATGCATGCTTCTTTTTCTAGTTCAAATGTTTCTATTACTTTGTTTTCGTATTTTTCTTCTACACGTGCTAATTCTTTCTTAAAATCTGTGTATCTTGTATGCATGTTCATAGCTTGTGAAGCTATCATTAATGGTTCTTTTATTGGTTCATTTTGTTTTTGTCGTGTTCTTCCACATAATTCTCTTAAACTAACCATGAGTATCACCCTTGATGCTAATAAAAATGATTTTTGTAAATCATTCATTGTTATCACATATTGGATAAAATCTTACTTCATCTTCATGTGTTACTAGTTTTAATTTACATCCTATTGCTTCTTCGAAGTTTCTTATTTCATCTGTTGTAATTGACTTACTACTTGACATGCCTATCATTATGGCTATTCCGTGTTCAGAACTTGTTAAACATCGTTTTGTACCTGTATTTCTGAAATGTGTTTCCATTTCTAGTTCTACATCTTTTAATAGTTCTTGTATTTCTTTGGTTGTTTCATTTACTTCGCTTTCAAGTCTTTCTTTTTTTAATTTTTTACATATTATTTTAGGAGCTAATTCTATTTGTTGTTTTTTCTCCATATTCATCATCCTCCGGTTTTATCCATATATTTCCATTTTCAGTGATTTGTATTCTTTCTTCTGGTATTCCTGTTCTTTCTTTGAATTGTTCTATTTCTTCTTTTGTGTAACTCCATACGTATAGGATTACTCCTACATATGATGTTGAACTGCCTGCACATTTTTTAAATATTTCATGACCTATGTCTGTTATTTTTATTCTATTCATTAAATCACCGCTAAGAATATTAATATTGCTAGAGCTGTTACAAAGAACATTGTAATAAATGACATGTAATATACTCTGTCTATCCAGTCGTTATAAAACCATCCATTTCTGTTTCTTATTAATACCAGTATTGTCCTTATTATTAGTGAAAATACTATTCCTGCTATTGTTATTATATAATAAATTGTTGGTATGTTCATATTGCTATTCTCCTGAATATTGGATATGTTAATATAGCTGTTGCTATGCCTGCTATAATATAAAAAATCATGTTATTACCCTGAAATGTTTTTAAGCTAATAACTTTGATAAAAACTTTATTTATAAATAAAATTTAAGGAAGGATTACTTCTAAATTCTCTTTGAATTTGTAGAATCCCATTTTACATATATCTTTTATAAAACTTGGTTGTGCCATTTTGTTTATCACATCTTGTGGTGCTGTTTTAGCACATATTCTTTCAAGTATAGTTTTTGTATTCATTTCAACAGCTTTATCTTGTTCATCTGTATTTAATTCATCCCATGTTTTTGTTGCTTCTGCCATTTATACCACTTTGATTGCGTTTTCTTTGTTTAATATTGTATTTTTTGATTCAACATCAATGTTATGTATTTCATTTATTAATATTTGTTTTTTAACTTTGTTATATTCTTTATTAGACATTTTAAATCTTAATATTTCTAATATTAATAGTTTTATTATCATTGTATCACCAAAAAATAATTTGTGAACCATCTAGAATGATGGTTCTATTCTAGTTTCTTCGCCTTCAACCTTTTTATTATTAATCCCTAAATTGAGTTTAGCTTTTTCTTCTGGTTTTTCAGCTTTGTTTTGTGCTTCTTGTGGATAGAATCCATGTTCTTCATGATATGCTCTTTCTTTTTTAGTCCATAGACTCATATGTTTTCTTACTGCTAAGTCGTAGCTATCATATCCTTTACCATTGTTTATGGTGAATATGTTGTTTGCTCTGTTTTCAAATATTCTTTCTTTAATTAAATTGCCTTTTGCGTCTTTGTGACATATTGCTATTACACCGCCTGGTCTTGGAACCATTACCTGTGGTATAACTTTGTATGTTCTTTCTTCACCATTTACTTCTCTTGTAATTTCTGTTTCTACACCTTCTTCTCTAACTAATATTTTACCATTTGCCATATGTGCTTCTACTTTTCCATACATTTGTATTTCCTCCAAATATTTTTTATTCCTCAATAATGAGTGTTATAAATAATTGTTGACTCAATGTTTTATTTATATCGTATGTAATTGGTTCAATTTCTTCTAATATTAATTCAAATGTTTCTTTTTTAATTTCATCGTAGAAATATATTTTTATATCTTTTTCATTAACTGTTACATGGTCTAAATCATTATCTATTTTTTCTATTTTTGTTTGTAATTCTTCTTCTAATTCTTTTCTTAATTGTTTATTTTTTTGGTCAATTATGAATTTTTCTTTATTATTTGATTTTAATGATATCATTATATTATTCATTTTAATCACCTAAAACATGTTCATTATACCACATAATTTGATAAAAACCATTAAAAAGTACATTGTAAATGTTCCAATTATAAATATGAATATTACACTAATTATAATTATTTTTTGTTTTAATGACATTGTATCTGAAACCTCACAATTGTTTTTTAATTCTTGATTATAATGCTTATTTTCATTTAAAATGATTAGATATCGTGTATTTGAGATTGAAATCACCTATTTTGTTAAAGCTTTAATATATCTTTATAGCCAAAAACACTTATCCATGTGTCGTATCTGAATCCGTGCTAAAATGGTTTGTTTATTGGATTACAGGCAGGGATGGGGGTAATGGCAGTAACCCCCGTTTGTTATGTTGTTTTTATGCGGTTATTTCTGCGATTTCTTGTTTTAGATCGGTTGTTATGAAGTCTAGTATGTTTATTCTTGTTTCGAATAGTTCGGGTGCGGTGGAGCGCATGTATTTTTCCATTTCGTTTATTAGATTGTGTAGTTTTTGTTGTTTTCTTTGTATTGTGTCAGGTTCGATTTTGTGTAATTGGTTATGTGTTATTCTTAATGTGACTAATTCGGTTTCTATGATTGTTTCTTTTTGTTTTGTGAATCTTTGTGGTACAATCCATTTTCCTGATTCGTTAAATCCTTGTTCTTTTATTTTGTATCTTCTATATAGGTTAGTTCTTGTTTTTCCTGTTAGATTTTTTGCATGTTGATGGTTTTTATTAAAGGAATTGTATATCCAGTAATCGCCATATTTGCATATAGGTAGTAAGTAGAATGTACTGCCTACTGTTTTTATTTTTAGTAATTCGATATCTCTATATAGGGGCAATCCTGTATCTAGATCATTGCCTTTGGGTACTGATATGCGTATATTACGTGGGCCTATATTGTCATATCCTTTTATATCAATGCTTATCATACGATCTTCATATCTGTATCTAGGCATGCCCATTGTTCTATGTACATTATCTACTTCCCAATATTGCACTTTATCTGCGCCTATATCTGGGAATAATGTACTGCCTACATAATCGACTTTATTTGGGTTTTTAGGATGTGGGTACATCCTATTATAAGGGTTATTAAAAGGCTCTTCTCCACTGTCTAAGTCTGATATGTAGCATGACTCTATAGATTCTATGTACATATAGTGTCTACCTGATACTGATTGTTTAGGACGTAATGGCAATAATTCCATATATTGATCTATTATAGTGTAATGTCCATAATTGTTAATTATACAACTAGGATGCATAGTTTGCATTTTTTCTACGAATATACGATTTTTTGTTTTAGATCTAGATTGTAATTCAACATCTTGCCAATGATTACCTAATGCCCTACTATATCTTGTTTCATGATATCTTTGTATTTCAGAATAACTAAACAAACTCATATCTGTATTGTCATGTAGGCTTGTATAGTTACCATCTCTAGTAGGTATCTGATTGTACATATCCCATTCTTTTTTCTGTTCATCATTCATATATTGTTCTATATTCATATATATCACCTAATTATTTTATTAATTCAATTATTAAGAAAAAAATAAATTTAAAAATTAAAAATCATCTAATTTAGATTGTTGTTTAGCACTATAGTCATAATGTAAATGTAATTCAAAACAACGTTTATTTACATTATATACGTATATATACAAGTCTTTATGTAATTGCTTTGCTAATGTAAAGCTATGTGTAGTACCCTTGCTTTTACCATCCCAAAAAGCTAATACTACATTACATAGATTAACTATTTGCTTATTACGTATATAGCCTGCTTTTTTACCATGTGTATTCCATTTAGGGTATATATTAACTATTTCAATATTGTGCTTATCAGCGTATGTATTAGCTAATGTATCTACACCCTTAGCACCACCACTTATTATAGCTTGTATATCATGTTGTTTTAATATCTTAGATATAGCAGGATAGTTGTGTATAGTACGACTACCTACTATTGCATGCTTAATAGTATTACTCATCATAATCAACCTCTGTATCACACATAGTTATTTGTTCACCACAATCTTTACATATAAAGTGTTTTTCTAATGTAGTATCCCATGTAATACCTATTAAATGTAGATTATCATGATTACATTTAGTTAATATATGTGCTAATGTAGGCACACATGGTTTATCAGTTATATTATCAACTAAACCATTTATCCATTTACCAGTTTGCCTGAACTCACGCCCTTTATGGTCACAAGTTAACGCATGTATCTTCATTCCTATACTTTCCATGTTGTTCACCTCGATTATTAATTCATCAAAATAAAAAGAAAGAACCGCACAAAAAGAGCACCACGGAAACAGAGTATTCCCGTATACGCAAAGGAAAGGAAGCACGCTGTTGTGCGCACGGATGGTTGGTGGTTAGTGAGTCAGTATCGGAAGAGGATTTTTGGAAAAGTTAAAATTAACTCAGGCAGGAAAATTCACTTAGTAAGTAGGTACCCTAAAAATGCGCGGGAAATCTATAGTAAATTTGCTATAATATTATAGTAAACATACCATAGCTTTATAAGTAAGAATAACAAAGATATAATAGGTGATAAATATGGGCGTATCAATAGGAGAATTTATCGGCATAATAATAGTATGTGTAGTTGGTGTACCAATCTTATGTGTACTAGTAGGTTTGTTTTTAGTGTTACTTACTTATACTTGGCCTTTTGTATTATTAGCGATATTCGTAGGATTGATATGGGCATTAATAGCGAAGTGAAATTATATGATTGAAAGAATACAAGACCTGATAGAGAATTACTCATCCAATGAATACTACAAAACATACAGAAAAGATGAAACATCATATTGGGGTAACATCCTTAAAATGATGGAACAAGACACAGAACAAGTTGCTGATGTATTAGATGTTGGATGTGCATACGGTACGCTAGCTGCTTTTGCAAGAGAACACTATAAAGCAGATGTTGAAGCAATCGACTTCAAACCAATAATTGATTCAAAAGTAATAACTTATTTTGATATCGATTTCTTTATTGCAGATATAGAGTTAACCGATATTCCAGTAAAACGCTACGACAGGATAATATTCACAGAAGTTCTAGAGCATCTTTACTTTAACCCAATACCTACTTTGCGTAAACTCAGGGATGGTTTAAAACCAGGTGGTAAGTTATTCTTATCTACACCAGACGCAAAAGCATGGGGTAGAATTACTAAGTTCTATAATAGTGTGGATGAAATGCCAAACCCACAAATAACTAAACCTGACGTAGATGAGCATGTGTATCAATATTCTAGAGAAGAATTAATCGATATACTTTTAGAAGCAGGTTTAATAATGACTAAGGATTATTCTACACCAAGACATTTCCAATTGGAGTTGATGAACGATGATGACGAAGACAACTTTTAATCAAAGCGTATTACCGTACATTGTAGCCTTTTTTATAGCACTTATTTTATTGCCTGATAAATCAAAATTTCTCGACCCTTACTTCGTTATAGGGTATATACTATTCTGTATAGCTTTTGAATTGATTTACAGGTACTTACAACAAAAATATTTAGGATGGGTTGAACATGGGCTGTGATTACTGGGAACGACATATGGACATAGATGAGATTATTTCCTATTTTGAGCATAAGTCTATCGAAGGAAAGACTTATACCGCTTGGGAAGTTGCTATGGAAATAAGGAAAGCCGAAGAAGCTAAGAAGCAGAGGTATTTTGATGAAACCAGAAGAATGCAAATAGTGTATTTAAAAGAAATGATTAAACAAAGAAAAGAAAAAGGTATTCCTGGTGTAGAAATATTCGAGAGTGCCTTAGAAGATTTAATAGAAGCAACAGAATACGCAGCAAAATCTATTGAAGTTTGCGGAGAACAATTGGAGAGATCATAATGGACAAAAGAACTAGAGTAGCAGAATTACACAAAGCAATACGATTCAATGTTGGAAGACAAAAAAGAATGAAGAAAGAAGAACGTATCAGGGGAATGGAAATGAAGATACGTAGGAAACAATCAATGTTAAGATTCAGAGGAGAAAAAGTATGACCAAACACCCCGCAGTAGAATTACTTGAAATACAAAACAAAATGTGGGATATGGAAGGGTGTAATGCCTCTGAAGAAAATTATGAACTTTTTCAATGTCTAAGAAAACAAGCTAAGGTAATCTATAAAGAATTTCCAGAATTGCCTCAAATTAAAATCCCCTTCTTTACAAGCAGGGGAGGAATGATATGGTGATATTATGTTTAGAACAACAGAGATACTGATGTATCATGCCCCAAAAGCCTTTGGGTTAGAAAACTATGCAATGTCAGAATACATCAACCAATTACTTATCGACTTAACACAGAAAGAACAAGAGTGTATTAAGTTAGGTGTACAAAGTGCAAAGATGTATGATGAATTAGCAAAGCTCGCTAATTATCTCATCGCTGAGCAACCCAATTGGATAGAAGGTAAAGAAGGTACATCTTTTGTAGATTTAATAATTGGATTAGTAAAATATTATGAAGATATAATTACAGAAACAAACGAACAGATTGACTGGGTTAGTGGAAACTTAGGCACTAACTGGGGTTATCTAGTGGAGGGTATGTACGATGAGTGATTATTATTGTAGGAATTGTGAAAGAAGATTTGTACCAGTAAAGTACATGAATATGAATGCAGTATGTCCACTTTGTGGGAGTAATGCAACAGAAAAGATAGAAGAAAATAAAGCTATAAAAATTGACAGAGAAGTAATACCTGCAATCAACAGGACTCCTGATGAAAATGTAATTAAGGATGTAATTACCAGGATTAAACCCAAAAAAGAGAAATGTTCTTTCGATAAGTATGAATATGTAAATAAGAAGGAACCAAAGGTTTGTTTCTGTATTGGTCCCGATAAATGTGGAGATATTAGTTGTCCACGGGTTAGAACTTATAAAGAAAATAAAAAAGAAGAAGATTATTTAATAAGAAAAATATTTAGGTGTTAATAATGACAAAACTAGTAATACTCTATAGAAAAGACTTAGGTACAAGCAGTGGAAAAATGGGAGCGCAATGTGTACACGCCGGGCATGGTGCTTTTAAATCTGCTGAAGCAATGGATAAAGACATACAAAAGAAATGGGCGAATGATTTAGAAAGAGTAGTAGTGTTAGAAGTAGAAAATCTAATAGACCTTAAATGGTATTATTACTTAGCAAACAACATGGCTGAATTACCATGCTTTGCAGTTGTAGATGCTGGATTAACTGAAGTTGAAGAAGGAACTATGACATGCCTTGGTATTGGTCCATGGGATAACAAAGAAATAGACAGAATAACAGGCCAGTTAAGATTATACACTGATGAAACTGCGATCTCACTATGGCAGAAAATTAGAGGTTACTTTGGTGACCTTAAAGATGCTATCAGGGCGATTTTCTTATGACTAGAAAAACAGGGATTAAAAATGTAATGGCTCTTGTAGACTTTACTATGATGGATGTGGAGGATCAACTCCACTATATATCCTCTGAGCCAGCAGCAAAAGAAATTTTAGAACATGTAGAAGCAATCAGAAATATAGTTAAAGCGGAGGTAGCTAAATGAAATTAGAATCAGAAACAGGATACGAAATGAGTTGGGAAACTTTAGAATTAGATGGACTTGGTCTTTTAAGAGCAGTATGTTTTAGAGAAGCCATGAGTAGAATATATAGTGACCTATCAGAAGCTTTTAAAAATAATATGAATGTTTCCATTACAATGAAAGATGATAAAGACTGTGATAAAGAAAGATTTGCTTTTAGAAAAATAATAACAGCAAAGGTAATTACATGAGGGTTCTTCCCCTCATGCAGAACAGAGGTGTGTAATTAAATAACAATAAGACGGGGATAGGAGGGACCCCGTCCGGATATACTATTTTCTTATAACAACTTTGTACTATTTATCTCCTATTAATTAAGTTGTCACTCATTCTATATTAAGTTTGTTCTTCTTCTTCGTCATCTAATTCTTTCATTATTTTTCTGGATACATTAAAACCTAACTCAAGTCCAAGATACATTTGGTCACGGTCATTTGCGTCTGTCACTGTAATCAATGCATTAGCTAACATATCAGCTATTGATTTTATTACTTCTTTGTCTACTTCTATTTCGTCTATTTGCATACTTGCTAATGTTTTTCTTGCTGTTTTAACTTCTTCTAATAATACTATATTTGCATCGTCCATATTTACAACTCCTATATGTAATAGTCTGCAACTGTGTAATCTCTTTTAGCCGTTGCAACATACATCTCTGCCATTTCTTTCGCTTGTTCTAATGTTCTAGCTGTCCCTATCATCCTTATATCAACGTGCACATTGTATTTACTAAATATATGCCAACCAGGATTTCTGATTATCCTTACGTGATATTCATGTTCTTCTAACATTCTTCCACCTTTATTTTATACAGTTTTCTATCCTTTTCAATAGACCTCATCATTCTCGTTACTATGCTCATAACAAAAGGGAATGCGTCACCGGCTATTTCATCATCTTCTTCACTTTGTATAAATTTCCACACATGTGGGTCATACAAATCTGGTTTATGTGAATCAATTCCATTATGTGTCTTCATATAGATGGAATAATGAAATAAATCACGAGCAGGGTCTACGTTTTGACTCTGTCTCCAGATATCTATCTTAAAGTTCTTGAACCTTGTCTCTAGTCTTTCCACGTTTCTTTCTCCTTGCTTCTTTTCTGGCTTTATGTCTACGTCTTACTTCTTCTACTCTTTCGTCTTCAATTTCTTTTGAATTTGAGAACCATGAACATTTTGGAAGTCTTATAGAATTAGCCCAATCTTCATATTTGATAGGCTTACCCCATTTGATTGCAACATCGTTCCAGGAATCAGGTACTATGTTGTCATCCATTACTCTTATGATGTCGCCCTGTTGATTTACTTCAACGATGTCTCCCCAGTCTTCTTTATCTATCTTCTCAGGTATCTGGAACACGGAATTTTTGTCACTTGTGTTCAAGTATGAGAAACCACGTCCACCACGACGACCTCCAACTTGTAATATTACTGTTTGTTCACCTATCTCTAAGTGTGAATCACCTGCCGTGTGCGAATACGGTGTGTTCAGGTTACGGATAATTGCATTGTTATTGAATCCTTTTACTACAGAACGCAATTCTGATTCTGTGTGAACTATTGCTATCGCCTCTGTGAGTGGTTCAAAGTGCCATAACCACTTTAAACGTTCGTTTAAAGGTCTACGGTACATCCAGATATCGTTCCAATTAAGTACATCGTAGATCGCGAGCCTTTCCTCGCGATCGACAAAGCCTTCTACGACATATGAGTGCTTAATTTCGGTAAGATATGAGTAATTTTCGAGTGAAATAAGGTCATCTCGTTCTTTTCCTTTGGAAAAACACTTAAAAACGTCTCCATCTTTGTGAATTTGGACGAACTTTTCTGTGTTAAACCTGTTTTTGGTTACACAACAGGGGAATCTGCGCTTCTCTGGAAAGGGCGAAGGGTAAATTTGACTATATTCTATCCCTATGACTGGCGTTAATGGTTCTTTTTTGATTCTTGGGGCAGTAATCCCGAACGCTATGGGTATAGGATCAGGCTGAAATTCATAAGTTGCCCTCACGGGCTCCTGTCTTATATTCCATGCTTTACATAAAAGCTCTAAAATTTCTCCCATTGGTGGTTTTTCATTAAATTTAGCCCACCATTGACAGTACATTTTCTCTTTTAGGGTCATTTTGGGAAGAATTTCTTCCATTTTACCTTCAAGAACTGCATTATAGTACTCTTCGCATGTAATTGTTGGGTATTCTGCCTGATGTTCTAGAGGAACATCGACTCCTATTGGGTCTAAAAGTAACAAAATGGCGTATGGGTCTCTTAAATAGGTGAATCCATCGGGTGTTTGGAATTGTGAGTATAATTCTAGTGCATTTATGAGACTTATGAACATATTTTTCTTATATTCGGGTTTTTTGATCTTCTTTGTTCCTTTGCGAACTCGTTTTTTCCTATGGTTTAACCCATCTCTATTCAATTTAATCACCTAATTTTATATATAGCGAAAGGACTATATATAACTACCGACCTAACACCAATTATGGAAGATTATAGTATACTAGGATTAAAACAGTATGGACTAAAGCAACGAGAAATAGGTTTTATTTATCACAGACCGCAAGCGTCAATATCAAATAGACTTAAAAGATATATGCCAAATAAACATCGTGGAATAATAGTACGGTGTTATGATGATTTTTTTGATGAGATTGGTCCAGAGCAGGCTTGGATTTTAGGATGGATTTCTGGTGATGGACATATCCCTTGGACTTCTAATTCTTTCATAATTGGTTTAGATGGTGATGATAGAGGTGTTTTGGAGTTTATCCAAGAATTTTTCCCAGGTAGTAACTTAAATAAGTCAAGATTAGAGGTTACTTCCTTAAAAATAAAAACACGGTTGCTCGAAATAGGAGTTCCTATCGGGAAGAAGTCAAAATATGTAGAACCGATAGATTGTGGGGAGTATCAATCCCATTTTTGGAGAGGGTTGTTCGAAGCGGATGGTTCTATCGGTATAAGCAAAAGAGGATATCCTTATTTCAGCATTGTCGGAACAGAAAAAGTATGCGAAGGCTTCCGTGACTATATTGGTTGTACAAATAAGGTGTCGCCTATGAATGGTTCTTTTATTTTTCAGAAATCAGTTAAGAATTATGATTTTTTTAAGAATATTTATGATTTATTTTATACTGATGATGTTATTAAGCAAAATATTTTCATGAGACGTAAATTTGCTACTTTCTGTCAAGTATTAGAGTATTTACAACCATAAATTCTTATTTTTTTGAATATGACCGAAAAGTATTTATACTAGAAAAAGTCTTACTATATAAATGTAACCGATATCCTTATATACTTGAACGATACCTTTAAATAACCACAGATTTACAGAAACTAACACTTATTCTTCGGGAGAGATACAATGGCGGATTCGGATTACGTTACAGAACAGCAAAGGCGAAATTTTATGACCATGTGTGAGAACGACCCAGCGTTCTTTGCACAGAATGTTGTTAATGACGAATTCGGTGACCCATATGTTCTTGAGCCCTACCAAATTCAGTATTTACGTTGCCCCGCTCTTAAAAAGCTCCTTTTCTGGGGGCGACGTTTATCTAAATCTCTGATGATTAAACTCGAAGTTATACATAAGAGTGTTTTCAACAGAGCTTGGAGATCGTTGGTCGTATCACCGACTATGGAGCAAGCGATTTACTTTGGTGAAGATATTCAGGATTTATTATCTGCAACCCCAGAATTAGACCAGTTGTTTTTATCAAAAAAATCAACTAAATTTAAACTTAATAATCAATCTCGTATTTATATGGCAACTGCCGGACGTGGTGGTGCCTCTCAATTGGGTAAAAATGCCCTATACCTTGCTTTTGACGAAACCCAAATTATCCCAGAAGAAACTTTCGTCTCTCTTAGACCTACACTTCGTGGTCAGAAAAGAGATAAAACTCTTGTCTATGCTGGTACCCCCTTAGCTAGACTTAATGAGTTTTATAGAGCATATGATACTGCTAAATTTTATATAACTCAGGATGGAGCGTATAAAGGTACTAAAGGTGGTCCAAGAGATTTTGTTGTTTTTGAAAGACCAACCTGTAACGTTGATAAAGCAAACGAACCTATATCCTCCTCCACAAACAGGATATCTATAGAAGAGCTAAAAGACGATTTTAGAGATATGCCTCTTACTGGTTTTTTACGTGAATACTGTCTAAAATGGATGGATTCTATTGGAGAAGTATTTTCACAAGAACTAATGAAGCATTGTGTCATATGGGATGACTTTTTACAAGATACCAGCGATAAGAAATGTGTTGCAGGTCTTGATATCGGTAAAAAGAGAAACTCAACTGTCCTAACCATAGGGGAACTCACAGGCGGAGGGGTAAAAACCATTCAAAACATAGAATGGGTTCAAACCAAGTACACAGAAATCGTAGAAGATATATTAAATATGCAACCAGACTTCCCTAACTTAGAAATGTTAGTTATAGATGAAACAGGAGTTGGTAAAGGAGTTATAGAAATATTCGAAGAAAAACTAGCCCCTAAATGGAAAGGATTAGATATAGTAGGATTTGATTTCTCTGGTCCTAAAAAGAAGATAGACTTAGTAGAAGGGGCTGTTGCCGAATTAGAACAGGGTATGTCACATCTTACATACCATCCGAAATTAATTAGTGAAATGTTTGATTTTAAAAGAGAAATTACCCCACAAAACAACATAAGATATCAGAAACCAGTGGGTGGTTCTGACGACTTTGTAGATTCAATGTTATTATGCCTATTTGCAGGCAGGGATTACTATGGATATGTTGATAATGAAGAACACTTAGAAACAACAGGTTTCAACATTTTATCCCAAAGAGCAAATAAATTTGCGAGGATACCAATATGAGATTTGGAGCGTTTAATATTAAACTTGCTACTCCGGATAGAAGTATGCTAGCTAAAAACTCAGCAGCACAAGGGATACTTCAAACAAAACCCGGGAAAGTAGAACAATATACAGAAGTTACGACCAAAACGTTTGGTTCGTATAAAACAGCCGCAGGCTCCACTGCTGTAACATTCGATATTGTAGAGGGACTATATAAAAGAACTCTCATGCGTAAAGTTATCGATAAACAAGCAGGAGATGCGACAAGATTAGGTTATGAAATAACTTGTACAGATATGAATGGAAACCGACATGAAGCTGCTGAACAAGTTGTAAAAGATGTAGACCGTGTATTCAGAAGAAACACACAAAAATGGATTTACCGTGATAGGAATATTTATGGAGACGCTTTTCTCTACAAACAAATTGGACCATCTGCAACAGGGCTTTCACAAGTCCAGAATTTATATTTAATGAGTCCTAAGAACATGACTCCAGTGCAGAGCAATGGACAATTAACAGGATGGCAATACCAGTCACAATCCGGTGGAGGAACAGTCGACTTAAAACCTGAAGAGGTAATCCATATTGCTAGAGACCCTCTAACAGGTCAATTATACGGTGATAGTCTCTTCGAATCAGTGCTACAAGTTTTAAACTTAATATTAAATACACAATTAAATTCAGCTATTATATTAGACCATTTCGCTATCCCAATGATACATTGGATGATAGACAGTAAGCACGAAAAACGTAAGACTCCTTTAAGCGAACAGCAAACTTTCTCAAGGAGACTTAAAAAATTAGTGCCAGGTGCTGACCTAATAACAGATTCTTCCATAACCCATGAGATAGTAGGTGGAGGAAGCAATGTTTTTGATTTTAGTGCTATTATGAACAAGCTAGATAGTTACTTCTTTGCCACAGCAGGTATTCCAGGTTCTATTTTAGGAATGGAAGCAGACAACCTATCAGCGATTACAAGACAGTTACAAACTTACTATGATAATATTATAGAAGAACAATATTCCGTTGCAGATGAGCTTATTTACCAGTTATACTGGCCTGAAGTGATAAATGCAGGAATAGATGATGTTTACAGCATAAACATTATACCAAATAAACCAATGCTTGAGCAAGAGAGTAGGATTTGGACATGGGTTAAAGAAGCAATGGCTATGGATGTAATCACAATAGAACAAGGTTTAAGATTTATGGGTATACCAGGCTCAAGACCTACAGAATCTAATGGATTAGACTGGATAATGAAATCAAGTCAAGCTATGGGTACTGGAAACGTAAGTAACAGCCCACAATTCGATAAAAACCAACAAAATCCAAAACCAAAAGGTACAAATCCAAAAGTAAGCTCAAAATCAGGAACTTAACTGGAGGAATTAGATGATAATGGTTGGATGTCCCATACATAACAGAGAAAGGTTTGTATCTCGATATATAGCGAGTCTTTTGCAATTAGATTTTGATTTAAAACAGCTCCGTGTAGTGTTCTTGGTGAATAATTGCACCGATAATACTATGAGGCACTTAAAATATTACAAAAAGCTTATAGGAGCTAATTTTAACTCTTTTGAAGTGCACGAATATGTGGGTGCACCAGAAAAAGGGCTTGATTTTGCAAATTATGCGGATATTCGGAATCAATGGCTTAATTTATGGACAGGAGAAGAATATATCTTCTCAATTGACTCCGATGTGTTCGTAGAACCCGATACTTTGAGCAAATTGATATCTCATGATGTCGATATTTGTTCAGCTTTGATACACAACGCACCTCCTGAGTATATGGCGTATAATATCATCAATCGTGACGGTAATGTGTTTGTAAGACCCACAAAATTGGAAAATTTTATGGAAATTGACATAACAGGCGCGGTTTATCTGATTAAGGATGAAGTTATAAGAACAGGAGTGCATTATGGGCCACATCCAGCCGGTGAAGATGTATATTTCTGCGATATGGCGAAAGAAAGAGGATTTAGAGTCTTTTGTGATACCACAATAAGACCAGAACATGATTTGGGCGATAGATATGTATAATAATGTATTAGGTGTCGTTTCTGTACGACAAAAGAATAATGAATATTTGTATGATGTCTTCTGTGACGTTTCTAGCATTTGTAATGAAATAGTTGTCCTTGATGAGGATAATATCTTGCAAAAATCAGAAAAAGAGATGATATCAAACCATTTTGATGCTCGGATTTTACAAGAATCTGTAGATGAACTTGATTATGACGAATATGACCCAGAATGGGTGCTTGCATGTTATAACGATGAAAGACCAACACGAAGATTCAGATATATGAATACATTGCTTTTTTCAAGCCCTATTCAAACACCGATTAACCAATGGTTAGTTAAATTACGATTTTTATGGACAACAGTAGAGCAATATAGGGTAGATTACCCATGGGATGGATATGAAATCCCATTAGCTTATCGATTTATTGATGAAATAGATTATAAATGGGATAAGGGGTTAATACCTTGCAATCAACCTGGACCCGCTGAAAATTGTATGTTAGATTTATATTCTTACAGATATCTCCGAGAAAAACAGAGGCAGGAGATATATAAAGATTATTTAAAACGCTGGGACAATTATGACCCAGAAGAGAGGAGACATTTTGATAGTTTAGTGAAGCCTGAAATTACAGTAATACAGGCGGTGGACTAGTGCAACCAGGAATTACAAGTTATAAACATTTGAATGAAGTTATTTTTAACGCTTTAGTTATTAGATATGAAAAAAATAAAGATAGAGAAATCGAAAGACACGAAATGACAGCAAGAAGTATCCAAGATTGGATAGTCACTCATTATAAAACAGACAAAGTACGTATAAATGGTGTTAAAATAGCAAAGAGACTTAAGGGTGTTGCCCATGTTGTTGTAAGACATGGTAAAGATGGTCTGTGCTACTATCGTTATGACCCAAACTGACGATACCTTTTTATAAACCCAGATTATCATGAGTAATCAGGTGTTTAAATTACTTTGATTAGGAGGATGACTATGAGAGATAAAGACACACTTTCTTTGGCAATGAATATAATGCCAGAGGAACGAGAAGAAAATACGCCTCCCACAATCTCTGGATTCGGTATTCACCCTGGGCTTTTTAATGGAGTTGTTGAAGTTCCAGAAAGTGAACTGGACAATATAGAAAGAACACTCAAGACAGCCCAAATTCGTAACGATCACAGTGACGCGCCTTTAAATGTTATAGGAAAAGTAAATGATGCATTTAGAACTTTTGATGCTGATGCAAAGAAAGAAGGTGTAAAATACTATGGTGAGTTTCATGCAAAAGACCCTAATGCGATGCTACTGTACAGTAAAATCCAAGACGGATATATTGGATCAAGTAGTTTAGGATTTAGACATGAATCAATTTGTTCTAAATGTGGAGAAGACTTCCACACTTGCGATCATTGGTTCAACGAAGCTCACGTTATTGCTAAAAATTGTGAGGCTTTCGAGATATCTATCGTATCTGAGGGAGCGGACAGCGATGCAACAGCAGTCGCTTCAAGCTTTAGTAAAGAGAAATTTGTTGAAAACTTCAAAAAACAATTTGAAAGTAAATATACGAAATTTAAGAAAGGAGGAGAGGATATGGCAGAACCAACAAAAGACCAATCTTCACTTGATACAAGTAATTTTGTAAAAAATGATGATTTAAAAAGTTTGTTACAAGCTAAAGAAGACGAAATTACCGCGCTTAAACAAACAATTAATCAATTCTCCGCTACTCTGGAAGATATAAAAGGTACTATACCAGAGGCAGTGGACACAGGCGCAATAAGCCAATTACAGCAAGATAATGCTGATTTAAAATTAGAATTACAAAAATCTAAGTTTTCAAACTTAGTAGAGAAAGAAATTGAATTCGGACTCATTGCAGAAGATGCAAGAGAAGCTGAATTAGAAAGATTAGCAAAAGCTGACGAAGCAACAGTTAATTTTGCTAAAAGTGCAGTAAGAACCATGGAAGCTTCCAAACAGGAAGAAAACAGGTTAAAAACTGAAAATGAAAATCAAGCTAACAACGCTCAATTCCCACCTGTTAAAACAAGGTCAATTGACGAGTTTAAGAAAGAAGATGGGTCTATCGATTACGAAAACCCAGCGTTTGATCAATGTATGATTCAGACAATCTTCTGTTACGACACCGTTCTTGCAAGAGACGGACGTGGAATTGAAGGTGTATCCTACATGGGGTTATAAGTGAGGTGAACTAAATGGCAGGATTAATTCAACCAGGTACAGACGTAGCATATGTATTGAAAGGAGATATAACTACATTTTCTCCATATAACAGAGCTCTTGTGTACACTGGAACAGAAAAAGAAGTAACCATAGCTGAAGAAGACGACACAAGAGGTTTTGCAGGTCTATTAATGACTGTACAAATCAGTAAGTCCGCACAGCAAGGTTACAACGTTACCGCTTATGATGGTGACAATTTAACCGCGAATAAAGCCGGAATTAGGACTGCAATTGGGGCAGGTGCAATAGCTCCAGGGCAACCAGTAGGTTTAGGTCCAGACGGTAAGTTAAAAGCTATAGAGGACTTTTACACAACCCCTAGCGCTACAAAAATTGTAGCTCAGGTTGGTGTAGCAGAATCTAGATGTTATGCAGACGGCGAAGCTTTTAATGTAAGATTATTAGGTAAATAGAGGTGTAAAGATGCAAGATGTTACAACATTCGCTGGAGGTAATGGTGGATTTACTACAGGTGATGTAGTATGGATGCCTTACTTGGAAAGAACCGTTATGCAGTATATCGAGAACATGAGTGTTCTAAGAAAGTACTGTAAAGTAGTTACCATGCCTATTACAACTTGGTCTGTTAAGATACCACGTAACTATCCTACTGGAATGGCAGTAGAGATAAACGAAGGTTCCGAGATTCCAAGAGTTAAACAGATGACCGATAACTTCGAAATAAGAGTAGTTAAATACGGTACTGGTGGAGAAATGACTGATGAAGCCAAAGAAACCGATTGGTACGGTATTGTAGGAGCTGCTCAGATTGAAGAAGCATCTAAAAGGATGCTCAGAAAAGAAAACTCTGATATAGCAACTGTGCTATTAGCAGGTTACGGTACAATAATGCCAACCATTAACTCTGGTAAATTAACCTTTGAAGATATCGTATATTTAAGAACTGCGATGATTAAAAAACAGGTACAGCCTAATGTAGTTCTCTGTAACCCAGATGAATACGCTGACCTGCAAGTAGATGAAAGATTTATAGATGCTTCCAAAGCTGGAACTTCAATGACCCTCAGAGAAGGTTCTGTTGGTAGAGTTGCAGGTATGGACTTAGTACCTATGCTGGAAATCCCATCCGGTATGGTTATAATGATGGACACTGGATTAAACCCAGTTTGGTTCGTCCAAAGACAAGGTGTAAGGATAGCAAGACAAAGGGACGAAGAAAGACAAATAGATGCTTTCTTTATGACTGCGTATGCTAAACCTGCAGTTGTAAGAACAGACGCAATAGGTCTGTTAACAGTAAAAGCTTAAGGCTTTTACACATTTTTCTTTTTTAAGGAGGATTTATTATGGCAGCTAAAAAAACAGCTAAAACAACTAAAAAATCAACAAAAAGGTCAGCTCCAAAAGCAGCACCTAAGCCAGAAGAACAGTTAGAAATAGCAGATACAAAAGTCGAAGAACTTGAGGAAGACCCTAAAGTTATACGAAAATTTGTAGTTCAATATATCACAAATATGCAAGACAGAGAATTTATTGAACACGGGCACACTATTGTAAAAGATTCAGAAGGTAAGAAAGAGACTGAAGTAGTGATCCCAGAATTCAGAATTAAAGCTGGCGAAACCAAAGTTTTAGATGAAGATTCTTTTTATTACTTATTTGATAAAGGAATGATACTTGACGAAGATGCACTTCGTTTAAAAACTCAGAAAAGAGAAGACTTACTCAAAGTAAAATCAGGCCGTGAAGAGCCTAAACAGGAAATGCAGATAATTTCCGATGAAGATAAACGACAAATTTTTATTCATATACCAAGATTAATACAGGTTATTGAAGAACCTGTAGAAGAAGAAATCAAAGAGGAATAATCATGGCAAATAGTTTTGTCACCATGGATATCGATTATATAAAGGATTTTTTGGAAATCGACCCAGATGATGAAACCTACGATGATACTATTGCCTCCCTCTTTCCCTTTTATTCAGTACAAGTAAAAAAATTACTTGCTGTTGATACATCTTCTCTTACAGATGAAGACAAAGAATTCCTTCTAGGTGTTATTTCCGCAGGAATTGGTTGTCACTTAACCATTGCTGATAAGAGATTTGGTATGAAGCAGAGTGGATATAAAGTGGGAAATGTTACTAACAACTTTGTTAGAAGATACAAAACCGACTATTTAAGTTGGTGCGACTATTTTGAAGAATTACTAGGCGATATCATGGACTTCTATGGAGAAGAAGCAGAAGATTCCGCCCAAAGACCTGGTGTTTACGATGGATATGGAGATCCTTATTAAAGATTTAAAAGCTCAAGGATGGAGCTATTATTTGGAACACAGAGAAGCTGGAGCTTCGGAAGGTGACTGGGGAGATGTCGAAGATGATTGGGTAGAAATAAAAGAAATCGATGGAATTATACAAAACCCTTCAGAAGACCCTCAAACACATCGAGGGCAAGAAGAGATTGCAGAGTATAAAGGATTTTTTGTACCTACTTTTGAAATCCCAAGAGATGACGCTCCTAATTATAGAATTAGAAATGAAATAACCATTGATGGTGCTACTTTTACAAGATACTTTAGATTTGCTAAAATCGACCGTAATCTAATTATTGACAATACAAGACATCATTACGAATTCGATTTAGAACTACAGGTAAAATGGACAGGCGATGAATAATGGGTTTTTTAGATATTACAACAATGGCTAATGGTAGGAAAATTACGCCAGGTAGAGACCCTTTTAATTTATCATCTTTTCCCGGTGTTGTAGATAAAATGAGGGGCAGAACCCTTGATAAATTGGGAAGAGACATCTGTTCTGCAGCGCAAATGTTAGCTGCAAATGATACAACAATTGAAAAATTAGACATTTCCTATGAAATTGAAGGAAATGAACTCAAAGTAAAAGCAAATCAAACACATAGTAGAGGATATACTTATTTAAAAGAAAGAGCATTAGAAACTGGAGAAATATATCGATCTGAACCTACAAATCATCTTTTGAAAGCTAGTTTAGCTGTTTTACAAGGAAAAAGTAAAAATCGTAATACAATAGATGACCTTGCGTATGATATTGTAAAAGAATGGAGAGGTAGTCGAGGAATTGGCAGTATGAGTGGTAAATCACGTCCTGTTTTTCCAAGTTTTGCAACAATGGCCGGATTTTTAGCTGTTGGGGCAGCTTATTATAGTGGTATTCCATTGTAGGTGATTATATGGTAGGATTAATACAAGATAGTTCAATATTTGCAAAAACTCTGCGTGAAATGTGCGGAGAATATCACCCTGAAAATGCTGAGCTAAATAAGCGTTGGTATCTTCCAGTTGGAAGCGATAATGTGCCTGTTTTTGTTATGGACAAAAGTAAGGCAGAATATCCAGAGATTAGATTGTTCCCATTTTGGGAAGAAGACTTAAAAGATATGGGGATTGCCCATACATACACTCCTGGTGACGCTTCTAGTGGAGAACATGGAGACTTAATGTACCATAGAGCAGAGAGCAATACCACAATACGTGAAATACGAAGTGTAATTGAAATTTATGGTGAAAGTACACCACAAACTCTTAAAATTAGAGATAAACTTTTCGAAAGATTTGAACGTTTTAGACTTGCAAGACACGCAGAAACTACTCCTCTTACAAGTTGGGTTCAAGATGGGAATGTTTATAAGAACGCAAATTATCATAGTAATTTAGGTATTTTCAGAGTCTATGACTCAGGCAACAGATTGATAAAGACACCTGACGTGGCTAATACCGAAGGATCATGGTATATAGATGATACAGGCATTTTAGTGAATCCATTAACTACTATTGACAAAATAACATTTGACCAAATCTATAATGGAGGATTTGCCTTTTATAATGGTGATTTATTAGCATCACGAGGAATCATGTCCATAAGAATCGTTCGCTCTAAGAAAGAGAGGGCTGAAGAGGGCCCAGATGTCCCTAAATGGGTCATACATACTGTAACAAAATATAAAGATATTATATCATTTGATATTGGACAATCTTTTTCGAAGGTGAATATTAATGAAAGAAACTAAAATAGCAAAGAAAGCTCCTAAAAGAGTGGCTGAACCAACCTTCCCAGTGCGAATAATGGCTACTGGATTTGGTTTTGATATTAATAGCTACAAATTTAGGTCATTCTTAAATAGATTCGGCTTGTCAGCCGATGATGAAATAACTCAACGCAAATTTGATGAATTATTTATAAAACGTTACAAAAAAGCGTTATAAATTACTTTAACGGAGGTAATTAAATGGTAAAAAACGTACCACACGTAAACGTAACACACGAATATGCCTTTGTGAACAGAGTCTTGGATACTGACCAGACTATGGGGTGTGTTATTGAATGTAAAAAAGGAACTCCTAATGTTCCAGTGTATGTCACCGGTCCTGCTTTATTAAAAGAAGCATTCGGTGTTGACATGGACGCTTATTGGGCTGCAGGTGGTGGACCATTCTGGGGTGTAAGAGCCGCATATGGTGATGTAACCGCAGCTATTCACTACTTATTAGACAACGCAGCAACTCCTGCTAAGGTTGCAAAGATTGTTTCTTTAATGCCAGGTACTAACAAGATTTATATAACCTTTACATCCTCTGGATCTGGTGTAGCACAGAGATTGAGCTTAACCATTGAGGAAGAAGATGGTAAAACAGAATATTACTTAAACGTAAGAAGGTCTGTTGTACCTGATTCAACAGGAACTTATAAGTCCGCACTTCAGAACTTGGTTGAAAAAGTAAATAACCAATCTACTTTAGTAAACATATACTTCCAAGGAGTAACCTCCGGAAGCGAAACTGGAGCAGCACCAAGTCCAGAATCCTGGGAACAGGAATTAGGAAATGGTCAAAAAGTATACGTAGGTTCTCAATCTTACAAAAATGTAATGAGGACTGTATTAGGTTCCGGTACAGGAAACACAGCAGGTTCTGATGGTTCAAAATTAAAAACCTTAGCCGAACAAAAAGAGTTCGATATAATCGACGATATGGTTATGGGAGAAGAAGCAGGAGCAGACGCAGGAAGTTCACCTTCTGAAGTAGCTCACGCAGAAGCGTTAAAAGCCTTAGAACAAAAAGAAATTGCTGGTATATTCTGTCTAAAATCAATCCAATACGAGGATGAAACAAAATCTGCACCTATAGAAGGTGTTGGGGATATCTATCAACCTTATGTTGATCACGTAACCAAAATGAATACTCCTGAACAACACGGATGGAGATTCGCAGTTGTTGGTGCTGATGAAAACATGAACATGATGGAAAGAATCAAATATGCAGCAGCTCTAAATAACGAACTTATGATATTCGTAGCTGGTGGAATAGTTGATACTAACGGCGTAGAATATCAGCCAAGGATGGCTACTATGGCAGTAGCTGGAAAAATAGCTGCAACTAAATATAGTACAGCAATCTGGGGTGGAAGGCCAAATAAAGCACTTATGGTAAACGGTAGTCAATTTATTACCGATATTATAGATGTTCCTGGTGAACCAATTTACGAAGACCCTGATGCAGAAACTCTTGTTATCACTGGTTCTAGCCCAGCGACAAGAACTGAAATGATTGCTTACAATGAATGTGGTTGTGTAACTTTCCTTAAAGACGATGACGGTGTAAAAATTACTGAAGGTGTAACAACTGTTCAGGAAAGATACGCTGAACTTGGAATTAAGAAAGAAGATGAAATCGCAGTTATGAGGATCATAAACCACGCTAAATATACAGTTTATGATGCTTGTTATTCAATGCTAGGTGAAAACCTGAATGAGACCTTCCAGTCTGACTTGGAAGAAGCTATAAGGTCTAACTTAGGTGTAATGGGTGACGAAGGAGCCCTTAGTGCTTATGACGTTGTAGTAACTGTAGGTACAACTACAGAAAGCGAACAAGGTCAAATATTAGCCGAAATCTCAATCACACCTATACACGCTGCAAGAATCATAGATGCAAAAATTGTGGTGTACTAGGAGGGATGTAGATGGCACAAGAAGACCAATTACAAATATTCGAGTTAGGTAGAATTGTTTTCGATAACAATAAGGAAATAGGTCTTGAAGAAATTACAGTAAATGTAACAAGAGACCTATCCGAATACTACACCACTGATTCATTTGATGCAAAAATGATCAGACCGGGTAGGAAAAAAATCGACTTCACCATTAGGAAAGCAAGAGATTTATCTGACACTGGAATGCTTTTAACCAGATGGTTCGCATCCACCAGAGCGTTCAATATAACTCTCTACGCTTTAAACGTTGGGGAAGAAATGTGTAAACCTAGAAAAGTGGCAACACTTGAAGGTTGCAGATTGAGTAAATCACAAATAGGTAACTTTGATGGTTCTAAACCTGTACAGGAAGATATCGAAGGAAAAGCTTACCGTATTACTTGGTTTACCAAGAAAGGGGAAAGGATCACTACACCTGTCTGCGGACCGGGTGGATCTGCTCCTGTATAATGGGAATAACATCCCATTTTTATTTACTTTTTTTGAGGAAAAAATATGGCGGATAACATCTATTTTGAATTAGGATTTTTAAAATTAAAAGGTAAAGATGGGCAATTACATTCACTTGCATGTGAGGAAATTACCGTACAAGTACAAAATGAGAACACAGCACGGTACGCTTGTGATATTGTTGCACCGATAGATATTGCTCCGCAAAAGAAAAAATTCACTTTTACAATCAAGAAGCCCAAATTTTTTGAGAGCGACTTGTTATTTATATATTCAGTTTATACCACTGATTTTGATTTAAGACTATACCGTCTTGTTAACCAGTACGATATAAGCCAAAAGCAGAACCAAAAAAAGACCGAAAAGATTAGCAAGCGTCGGTCAAGTGGGGCTTATGTAAACACTGGTACAGAATTAAATAGAGATGGCGGTGCTGCAAAAATAGGAGATTACTACATAGAGCATGTTATGACTTTAAACCACTGTGTTATTGATAGCGCTCAATTTGGTAATTTTGACGGAACAAAACCTGTTACAGAGGAAATACAAGGACAAGCAAGATATATTACATTCTCCCAGAACGTTTCTGGTTACTACAAAAAAACAATACAAGGTGATGAACTATGAGCGAAGAAAATATAGAAAAAGCTCCTGTAATGGACGCTAGAGAAGAAGATCAACTAAGAAAATTAGGAGAAAGCTACCTTAAAAGAAAAACAGGTGAAGCTAAACAAATTGCAGCTACAAAAGAGTGGTTATTTGCAAGAACCGAAAGGAAATACCCAATCCCTATAAATGTAGGTGGAGAAGAAAGGGTATTCCAAGGTAGACGTTTAAATGAAACACAAAGGATACAAATGCAGTCTGTACAGAAAAGGATAGGGATGGTAGACCCTCAAGAGATGACAGACGAAGAATTTGAGTTATTACAGAAACAAGGATATGAACTCCTTGAAGTAGGTATTGTGGAACCACAATTGACTCAAGATGAATGGGAACGCGTTGATTTAGCTTTAGTACAAAAATTACTTACAAAACTAAATGTTTTACAGTATGAAGTAGATGATGCTAAAGCTATTGATGAATTAAGAAATTTATAGATAGGGTCGATGACTTTAAGCTAGATTATATGGTTTGCAGAATACTGGGCTGTAAACCATCTGATTTAGGGTTGATCGACCATTATGATATTGACTTTTTAAAAGCAGGTCTAACCTGGGAACTAGAGCTCGCTTCTAAAATGGGAAGAGGAATGTTATTTTAGGGGGTTTTTAATTGGCAACAATGATGGAACCGGGTTCAAAATCCGGGATGAACGAAGCAGACAGATTGGATTTCATTGTAAGTATGACCAACCTTACATGGCCGGCTGTTGCAGCAATTACTGCAGATATGCAGACCTTAACTGGGGTTGGTATGAGAGCAACTCAGCAATTGAATGCTAGTTTTACAAATGCACAGGCAGGAGTTTTAGCTGCCGGTGGTGTAGCTGGTGTAGCTCTTTACGATATGACCCAAAAAGCTATGGAATTTAACCGTGAAATGTCTATGGTTAAAGGTCTTATTGGTGATATATCCTCAAGGGATATGGCTCAGTTAAGTGGACAAGCTAGAAAACTTGCTGTCGAATTCGGTGATGCACCGGCAGAAATCGCCCGTGGTTTCCAGATGGTTGCAAGAGCAGGTATAGCTAATTCTGCTGACCAGATTAAAGTTTTAACTAACGGTATGAGGTTGGCAAAAATTGAAGGTTACGACGTAGCGGACGCTATCAGAGATGTTATTACAGCAACAACTCTGTTTGGTGACTCATATGCTAACGTAGAAAGATATGCTTCAGCTATTGCTCACGCAGCAAACGTGTCAGTTACTTCAGCCCCACAAATAGCATTAGCTCTGAAATATGTAGGAGGAGCTGCTAAAGAACATTGGTCAATTGAAGAAACCCTCGCCGCAGTTGCTACATTATCCCAGAAAGGTGTAGAAGGTTCAACTGCAGGTATATCAATTCGTTCTTTTATGACTTATATTTTACGTGAAATGCCAAAATCACAAAAAGCATTAAGTGAACTTGGTATGAGCTTCGATGACTTTTGGGTTAAAGCCTCTAACGGTACAAGAGTAAGATTAAAACCTCTCGAAGACATTATCCAAACTATGACAATGGCAGGAAAAGCACATGGATTAGGTAGAGCTGATATGATGAGAGTTCTAGCTCAATTCGGTGAGCCAAGGATGATGCAACAATATATGAAATTGTTCCCTACAGATGATGAATTAGGAAATGGAACATGGTTATTACATAATTTTAACCAAGAAATGGAAAAAACCTATGATATGAATGAAAGATTAAGCAGTGTGCTTAATTCTGCGCAGGAAAAATGGAATCAGTTTGTATCTGCTGTTCAATCTGCTGAAATATCAATAGGCGAAGGTACATTACCAGCTTTATCAATGGTATTAGACTTTGGTAAAGGGTTAGCTATGGCTATTGGTGAATCAAAAATAGCAGCTGGTGGATTATCACTTATGCTAACAGGACTAGCTGGATCAGCCGCAATATTAGCTGCTTCTTGGGTAAAAGGCGCTGCATGGCATTTAGCTGCTACAAGTATAGAAAAAGTCGATACAAGGCTAGGACAACTCTTAGGAACAGTTCAAACAACATATAAAGTATTAAATAAATCTCCTTTTGATAGTTGGGAACAAGGTATTCTAAAAATTGAAAGGCAAGGTAAAAAATTAAGCGGAATGTTTGGAAATAAAGATAAAGGTCCATATGCTGAAATATCAAGAGTAGCAGGGGATAAAGATAGTCCCGCTTTCCAGGCAGAAGTATTAAAGTCAGCGCTTCAATTTAGAGAGAAAGTAAAAGGCACTGACTTAATTACTGAAGGAAGAGACGCTACAGATGTTTACAACAGAATGAAAAATTATATGGAAGTAGCATCTGGTGGCGGTAAAGGAATTTCAAAATATAGAGAAGCTGAAGGATTTATTGAACAATATAATAGATCTACTAAAAAATTAGAAGAATTAAGTGAAATGAAAGAGAAATTAGAGACAACACTTTCATTGCAACAAAATTCCCCCGCAGCTATTGCTTATAAAGGAAGTGGAAAATTTTGGAGATTCTTCGGTGATGGCTGGGAGAAAAAAATAGAAGAGCATTATGGAACACAATATTCTCCAGTATTAAGAGGACAAGTAAACAGAGCAGGTTTATCAGACGACCTTAAAGGACAAGTACCACAATCTGTCAATCATTTAAATGAGTTAATGGCAGAATATAGAGGTCTACCATCTTATGCACATAAAAAAGATGTATGGGATGCTAAATATAATGCAATTGAAAGTCTTTTTAAGGAATTAGGAATAAAAGGTAGTTTATCTGAGGATTATGGTATATTACCTTCTTACATAGGTAAAGGAGCAGCTTCCTATCATGAAATAGTAAATACTCCTATGTCAAAAAGGACTTATAATGAATCTGCAGTTATAAAACTTTTAAATTTACAGAAACAATATAAACCGATAAATGATTTTATAGATTCTAGTGAAAACCAATTAGAACAAGCAAGAAGAACTGTAGACAACTTTTATAGGAATTTAGATAAGAGAAATGTTAAACAAGTTAACAGAACTGAATATGAAGGTATCGCAAGACAAATGGAAAAAGCTCATTTGGAAACTATAGCTCAATGGAGATTAGGAGAAGAAGAGCTTAAAAATATACAGCATATTCAGAATGCTATATCTGCTGTAAACCCAGAAGAAGGTTCAAGAATACGTTACTATAGGAAAGATGAAAAAACTGGTAAAAAAACACTAGAATATTATAGGTTTGGTTCCAGATCAGAAAAAGAATTAAGTGAGCGTGTAGAAGCAGTTAAAAACAGACAAGAAGCATTATCAAAAGAGATAACTCACCAATCAGCTATACTTGAAGAGCAAGAAACAGCATTAACAAAAGACCCTTCATTTGCAACAACTCCATATCACAGAATTAGAGATTTCCTGTATTCCCATGGTACTTTACAAGATAAATTCCCACAATTAAAAGATATGAATTTATCTGATAAAATGAAAGGTGGTTTACAACAGGCTAGAGTTAATGTCGAGTCAGTTACTGGTATATTGGATGAATTTAAACCAGACAAAGCAAATAAAATTGTTTCTGAAGCTAATATGCTAAGTACCAGAATTATGGACTTAGAATACATAAGAGATAGAATCGGCAATACAGAATCCCAGAAATTACGTGGAATTAAGAATGAACTTTTTGGTATGAGACAAAGGCTATCAAATAACAGAGATGCAGCAATTACTCCAAAAGATCAACATTCACATGATTTTGTTGGAGCTCCTAATTCAGAATGGGGTATGAGTGAAGCAGAAAGGCAATATGAAGAATATAGCCATGCAATGAACACTATAAATCTAAAATATAGAGATGAGTTAAATAAGCCTTTATTTTCATGGCAGAAAATGTATCTTGGACGTATGAAAGAAGGGGAAATATCTGACTTAAATAAAAGGTTTTTCAGAGAAAATTATCCTAAATTTGGTGGTAAAGAGTATGCGACAAAATCAGATTTTGTATTACAAGGATTAATGGATATAAATGCAAACATAAACCCAGAAGAAGACAGAGATACCGTAGATAGAGTAATAGAATTACAAGAAAAACTGCAAAAACAACAAGCTAAAGTAGATGAATCAAAAAGTAAAAGAGAATCCTATAACGCTAGAATTTCAAGATTAAAAACCCAAAGAAATAAATTATTAAAAGACCTTGAAATTGAAGTTAAATCCCTAGATGAAAAGACTATATTTGATGTACTTCCAGCTAACGGAGTTGTAATGACTCAATATAATAAAATAGCTGAAGGTATTGAAAAAGGTATTAAACGATTTACTACATCACAGGGATTATACAACACAATCGGTAAAAGAATAGGGTCTGGCGCTGGTTTTGGAAGAGCTGGTCAACATGGCGATATAACATACTTAGGAGTATCTATTGGAGATACTGTTAGTGAGCAATTAACAAGAAATTACCGTAAGCAACTAGATGAATTTGCAAATAATTTTGGTAAAGCTTTTATCGTCAAATTTAACCAAATCCGTAATTACCTACCAGATTTACTCCCACAATCAATGAAAGGATTTAAAGGTTTTGATTTTGGAATTTTCAAAGGAGGAATGAGAGAATATCTAGGAGGTAAAAGAGATGATCTCTTAGGTAAAGATTCAACTATGTCCAAATTTGCAAGTTGGGGTTTTGTTGAAGATGTAAGAACTGAATTTAAAAAACTATCTAAAACTTTTGCTGAAGGACATCCAATGATAAAAGCTATGATGGCAGACATTGGAGTTTTATCCTTTGGTTCATTACCATTCTTAGGTGCAGCAATTGCTGTTGGAGCAGGAGCTTTAATGGGATTAGCTGTATGGTGGGGTAATTGGAACCGTGAAATGGACGCTGCAACTAAAAAAATGGATGTTTATAAAAAACGTGCAGGTAATTTAGAACAGCAAGAAGACCAATTAATGCAAAGGTTAAAAGCAGAGAAACAAGGAACTCCTGGTTATGATGCAATAGACAAAGAACTAAGAGGTACACGTGGAGCTTTAGCAGTACTATATGACAGAATGGCTGGTACAAACCGCCAAATATATAGACTGAGAGGCGAAAATCCTGCTTACAGACCAATGTTCAGGAAAGAAATCGGACCACAATGGTATAATGGAGATTTACTTGACCAAGCTCAAAGATGGGTTAGCCCTATGAGATGGGGTTCAGGTGAAAACATTGCTAGAATAATGGGTATGCACCCAAGCAAAAATGGATGGATGACTCCAGGCAGAGAGCAAATGCTTACAGATGCTTACCAAGTAGAAGCACAAAGAAAATCAAGAGTCGAAGCTCTAAACGCTTCACAAAAATCACAAGAAGCAATGCTTATCATGCAAAGACGTAGAGGAACGCTATCAGAAGGAGCATATAATGAACAAAGACAAAAAATGCTTTCAGAATATGCTGATAAATATACTAAAGTAAATAGACAATACGATAGACAATTAGCTCCTATTGTTGGTTCACAAAACGTAGATTCAGTTAAAAGATTATACCAAGTAGAAGAACAACTTAAAACATCAGAAATGTTATTAGCTAATGTTATGATGAAATTAATAGGTGCTATAGCAGCCTTAGCTGAAACAATAATGTTACCTCTAAGATTATTTGGATTAGGACCAGATGTTTACAGCCCATCCACAGAAGAAGGGCAACAGCCTGGTGCAGAAAACATAAGTCAAAGTGTAAACAGCATGGTTTCTGAAATGCAGAATTCCATAAAACACATAGATGATATTAAAAATGCAGTTAATTCAATGGCTAATGGATTACTGTATGCTATATATCAAACTAACTATATTCTTGACTTTATAGGAGCAATGCTTCAATATACAACCTCACCAAGTAAATGGTTAGCTGGACCTCCTAATCCATTCCCAGAATCAAGAGAATCATGGGAAAAGAAAAATAAACTTGGATTAGGACACAGACGACCATGGTATCCTGAAGGAGAAACTTCCGAAAGAGATAAAGCTATGAAAGCTAAAATGGCTTCTGGAGACTATGAACCCACCACTGGACTTCCATACAAAGAACTTACACCAGAAGATGCAGCTAGAATTGTTGCCGCTAACAAAGCAAAAAGAAGCAAAAACCTAAGCAATTTCGATGTAACTCTTGGTAGTGAAATGCCAGATAAAGAAGGAGAACCAAGTGGGTTAAAATCATTCTTAGGTAGTTTACCACTTATTGGTAGCTTATTTACTCCAGATCAATCATCAAATGTTCCGGGGGCAGACTTACCATATAAAAAAGTCGCAACAGGACTTGGGGAAGGTGGACTTAAAAATGAAGACATTTTCCAAATGGGAGCAACTAGTAATGCTGGAGTAACCTTACCTACAGAAACAGAACAAGCTATGAATGGAGAAGGAACTTCAGTTGACGCATCTGGAGCTCCTCAAGGTGGTGTTCAATCACCAACATCTTCATTAGGCGGTATGATGGATCAAGCTGCTATGCAGGGAGATATGATGACAGGAGGAATGCCTGTTGTTAGTGGTGCAATGAACGCTATGAAAGGAGCAGGAAGCCAAGGAGCTACATCTGCAATGGTTGATACTGATACTGGAGCTACTGATGAAGAATTAGCAGCCGGAGCTACACCAGCACCAAGAAGAACAGCAGGAACAGGCAAATTCCAAAAAGAAAAAGGTCCTGATTTATTACACCAAGTAATGACTAAAATACAAGGAACTGTTGAAGATATACACAATAAAATAACTATGCCTTCAGAAGAAAAAACTCTGCAAGATAAAATAAATGAAGCTAAATCAAATGATAGCTTTATACGAACTCTTATAAAAACTGTTATTCCAATTGCAGCAGGAATAATTGGCGCAGAGTTTATATTAAGAAATACATCTGGTCAATCACTAAAGAATTTCCCATTCAAAGATATGGGGAAAGCTATGGCAGCAGACGCAGGAGATTTCTTAGGGTTCTTTAAAGAAAATGGAATACTTGGTGGAATAAATAAAGCTGGTGGAATGGCAAAAGATTGGTTATTCGGTGGAAAACCTACAAGAATGGGACACCACTTAGAACCAGCAGAAAAAGGAGCTATCTTTAAAGCACAAGATTTCATATCAGAAAAAATAGCAAACTTCAAAGGAAGTGAACTTGCTGAGAAAATTAATAAGACCCTAGGTTTAAGCACAATACAAAAGGAAATTTTAGCTGATTTAGGTAAAGCAGGTAAAAAATTAGGTCTAGATAAAGTTAAAAATGACATGCAAAAAGCTTGGGAAACACTTATGGACCCAGAAAAATTATGGGATAAAGCTAAAGGAATCTTTAACAGCGAAAATGCAGGTAAAATAGCTAAAATGCTAGGACTTGATACAGTAAAAGATTGGGGATTAAGACAATTTGATAAATTTGGTGAAATGCTAGGATTCCCTAATGCTAAAGAAAGTATTAAGAAAATGGTACAAAAAGCTAAAGACTTTATCAAAGAAGGAGACATTTTACCAAATATCTATAAAAAAGCTAAAGATAAAGTATCCCCTGTCCTTAAAGATGTCTGGGATTCAATGGTTCCAGAAGATATGGATTTATATACAGGTCTTAAAAATATTGGTAAAAATATCAACAAAAAACTTAAAATCGGCGATAAATTAAAAGAAGGCGGTGGAAAATTTGGTGATGTTATCAGTGATTTATTCGGTGAAGGCGACAGTAAAATCCTAGGTAAAATAGGAGATAAAATAGTCGGGAACAAATATTACCAAAAATACGGACCAAAAGCAGTAGACTTCATGGCTGATATCGGCAGTGGAGCTATGAGAGGTATAGAAGGATTTGGTGGATTAATCCAAAGTGGTGTCGGTGCTGCCGGTGGATTCCTAGGACGTGCAGGAGGAGCTCTTGCAGGAGCCGCAGAAGGAACAGCGTTAGCTGGAATCGGTGGTGCGGCTGGAGGATTATTATCCGGAGCCGGAGGAGCTTTAGCTGCAGGTGCTGCAGCAATTGGACCAATAGGTTGGGCTGCAATCGGAATCGGTGCGATCGGATTAATGCTAGCGGGACCATTAAGAGAACTTGTCTTTGGGCAAAAATCACAAACCGACGAAATCAGAAAACAGCACGAAGAAAACAAAAAACAAGATAAAGGTCTATTAGGCTGGATGTGGAACATGACCCCATGGGGACAAGTTGCACAAGCTAGAGAAATGAAATTCCGTCAAGGTAAAGGTAAATTCCAATCACCATTAAAAATCTACAAAGGTTTCTCAGGAGACTTCCCAGATAATGGTAAAATCGAATTCCCTCAATTAGACCCAGACCTGTTTAAAAAACGAGCTGTAGAAACTGGGGCTGCAATGGCTTCAGCAAACGGCGGTAGTGGAAAACAATTAATAATAGAGGATGGAGCTATTACAATTTATGCAATGACAGGAGAAGACGTTGAACAGTTTGTATATAGTGCACTTGAAAAATTAGCAAGAAAACTGGAGGATTAAATATGCCAACAATGAGAGGTTTAATAAAAATAGTAGCAGCAAGTGACGACAGTAAAGGTCTGACAGCAGACCTTATAAACTTAAACGATTTTTTATCTGAAATGGCTCCTATAGCTTCACAGATTACTGATTGGATAGCTGGTAAAAGAGGAGATTATGATACGCGTGAAAGAGAGTCAGATTGGCAAAAGATGGCTACTTATCTAAGAGGTGGTTATCTTCTTTATGCAGATGACCTTGAGTTGACATACCACGGTAAAGGAACCGATGGATACAATGGTGTTGGAGGTAACAGCCAGGTTCAAACAAATTCAGAACCATACAGGGAAATTACTTTCAACACTACAATTTCTCAAAGGGATGCTGATTTACCAATTGGACCGGTTGACGCTTTAAGGCGTGGAGGAAACTTATTTGATATTATTGGGCAAACAGTTCAATATGGAATCGACAGTTTAGCAGGTGTTGCTGAATTAAAAGCCTATTATCAAAAAAGAGCGGATTTTTTAAGAGATTTAGATGATGTTGAGGTAATATGTTCCTCAACAATGTTTAAACCATTACAGGGATACACAACAAATTCAAAAATGAAAATGCAAGGAGGACAAACTGAAGCTACTTTTCAGATTGGAGTAAAGGAAATGTCAACACTGACATCACCAGGAACAGATACAGCACATTCATTTAGTTTAGAACCAGGCGCAGGATGGTAGAATGACACAATTAACTTTTCACATAGGAATTAGCGGGCAAACAGAGCTTTTGGTAGGGCAAGTTATTTATATGCAAGATTCGAATAATTTAGCTGGATTAGGTACTTTAAAAATGCCTTTTAGTTCAAGTTATTCTGATTTAATTCAAGATAATGCACCCGTTAGAATTAGTGCTGGTACATTAACAGAGAATGCACTTTTTAATGGTATCTGTAAACATGTAGTTAGAGATAACACTGAAATAAGTGTTGATATTGTAGACAACGGAAGATTATTTAAAACTCCGTTCGCTGGGACATATAATGAAAAGGAATTACAGGATGTAGTAACAGAATTAGTTAAAAATTCAGGGCATAATCCAATATTTGACAAAGTATCGGTTTATACTCTGGAAAAACGGATAAATAGAAGTAGCGTTATAGAGTATGGGGCTCTTGAAACTCCAGATACGGATGTAATAATCGGAGATACATCAACAACCGTAACTGGAGCTTTTCACCCTTCTTGTATAAAATGTTTGAATTTATATGCAGATATGTCATATATTTCAAGTGTAAAAAATTATTGTCCTAAATGTAAACAACCATACGTAATATCATATATAGATGGGGAATATTACTGTGATCCAGATAAAGGAGGATGTAGTGCTCATTATTGTGGAATTGATGGATATGAAAAAGTTTCAAATCCATTTTATCAGCTTACATTAACCTATGGCCCAATACCAGGAGATAAAACAGGAACAAAACCAAAATTCTCAGCTTCAGGAACAACATGTGAAAGTGAATTAAAGCAGATTTGTGAAGCAAATAATCTATACCTTTATATTACCCCAGTTGGTGATTGTATAATCAGAGAATTTAATGGGTTCCCGTATCCCGATATTCAAATTCCAAACTATTACGTAAAAGAAGACACTTTAAATACGTTACAAACACTGGCTACAAAAATACAAGGTGTAGATGTAACTTACAATAGTGGAACTCTTAGTGCTGACTTAAATGGAATCACTGATGACTCAACAAAACAAAGAATAAAAGTCTTAAGAAAAGAACTAGATAAGGCTTCTGCTCAAATATTAGCCAATAACATGTTAGTACAACAACTTAAAAATTTAAGGTCAGATATAAATATCGATTTACCCATAGACCCAGTTTATATGCCAGGAAAATGGATAAGAGTACCTTATTTTTCAAAAGAAGTTCCATTAAACATAGCAACAACAAAGCATAAGATAATACCTGGTGTTTCAACAACAAGCGTACGTTTAAAAATGTACCCAGCTATTTTAAGTCAAAACGACCTATACAACAGCACACTGCCAGGCGAAGAAACATATGAACAAATAGCAAAAACAGCTTCTAAATTTGATTTTAATTTTGTTTGTCATGATGGTGCTTGTATGTTCCAGAAGAAAATGGGAGATACCTTTGCAATGAGTGATTATTTATATGATAAACTCACTGGAAAAGGCTATATTGTAAGAATTATTGAATATGATTACCCTAGCTTAGTATCCAAAAAAGCTCGTTATATACAGTTACAAAACGGTAGTACTTGGAATGATTTTGAATATGAAAAGTTTGAATTTGATACAAGATACTGGCCACCAGCCGCAAAAACAAATGTAAAGGTAGTGCAAAGATGAGTAACTTTAGAACACCCCAAGAAGCAGCAAATGACCTCAAAAACATATTAGGGGATCAAAAAAATAATAGTACAGGTGTAGGGAAAGATATTGAAAATCAACCAGATAGAAAAAGTGATACACCTGTTGGTATCCGACATGGAGAATTAAAAGAAATTGACCCAACAAAAATAGATGGTTTTAACTATAAAGTTTATTTCCCTGAAACAAACAGTAATGCTTATGCTAAAATGTCAGGAACACTTAGTGTAATCACAACTCCAAATGGGAGTTGGAAAAATGGAGTTTACAAAATATCTGAAACAACAAAAGTTTCTTGTAAAGCTATTAAAGATACTCTCAAATGGGAAATAGTTGGATTTGATAATGACCTAAATATAACCCCAGGTGCTACAGTTATCGAAAGAGGAGACTCAAAGATTGTAACCCACAATGACCAAGTTACGGTTACAAAGGGAGATACAAAGATAGAAGTCAAAGGAGATTGGGCTTATCTTAATGGTAAGAAAATTTGTGTTGAAGGTGGTAATTGTGGCGGAGGAAGTAGTAACTTTTGGATACAGCCAATGAAAGGATACTTTATTGTTTCATATGAAAACAATGCAAAGGTTTACGATCTAGCAACGGATGAATGGGTTGATACAATACCATTATCTGGAATAAAAGCCATTAATCCTACTGACCCTCAATACTTTGCAACAGACGGATGCGCTTATCAAGTAGATATGGGTTCAGGAGGATTGGCTATAAGAGATGCTTTCCCTGGTAACACAGTAACAGAGTTTTTCTCTTGGGGAGATTATATAATGGGAGATAAGATATATGGTGGTTTTATTAATTCATCTAAAGATAGCGCAGAGTATGGGACATTTGTAGATACTTGTAAATGTGTTGTTTATGCTAATTTAGGTGTTCAAGTAGCCAATGTATATAAAAATGATAAAGGAGGAACACTCGTTTTTAATCTTGATAATGGGAATTTTTCAACAATAGATATTCCTGAAACACCTATTAGAGGCCCAGGCGCAGGATATATAGAAGCAATTCCTGATGTGTCCGCTGAAGTAACCGTTACTGTATTTACAATTAATGGGGCTCATGAATATTCACTAAAATATGATGTCGATCGTAATATAGTCGAAGGACTAAAAGAGATTAAAACCGTAGAAAAATCATTGGTTCAATCTTATGATGGATACCATTTAGGTACAGATGGAAATCTTTATGGATATACCCCAGAAGAAGGTTTTGTATCTGTAAAAGATAATATAGGGAATTTTGTAGATTTATTTAGAAGAAGTTGTAGAAGTAACACAGGTGGTTAAATGGCAGACCCAATTAATTATAATAGTGAATATTTATGTATTTTAACAGATACGAAAATCCTTATTTTTGACCAGAACGATTTAAATACTCCAATAAAAGAAATTGAATTACCTAAAAGTAACCCTGTCGCATTTGGAATGTATTGCGTAGAGGAAAGTGGACCTGTATCATAGGTGATAAAATGGCAAAAATAATAGATATCAAAACAAGAGCTCCGGAGGGGTATTTCGAATATTCAATGATTCGTGGATGTGAAGTTGTTACTTGCGAACAGCAAGACGCTGTAATACAAGCCTTTATAGGTGAACTAAAAACAAATAAAGGTGAATGTCATGGTATTGGTCAAGAAAATTATGGTTCCGATTTAAAAAGAATTATCGGAGACCCTATGACTACAGATTTAGAATTAGAAGTATCAGATTGTATACAACAGAAAGCACAAGAATATCCTGAAATATGGAACTCTTTTGTTAGTACCACCTTAGATGAAAGTGAAGGGATTGTACATATAGAAATTCAATTAGAAACAATTTATGGAGTCGTATTAGAAACTTTAGACTTTGTGAGGGGATGTTAATGGCAAGATCAGGAGATTTGATTTTAGATTCTCTGTGGAATAATGCAATAACCACAGAACTCGTCCCAACTAGAATGCCTCAATTAAGAATAGGTTTATTATTCTCAGTTATCGCAGCAGACTGGGAAGGTTGGGAGAAAGTATTAGATAATTATAAAAATGAAGGATTTTTAGAGACTGCAACACTTGCTGATAATATAGTAAAATTAGCGGCTCCATTTTATGCTAGAAGTTTAGCTCGTGCTTCTGATGTTATTATGAGGTTTGTATGGGAGCAAAATGCCGATAGAACCGATGATGCGGTAATACCATTTGGAACAATAATTCAAACAGTAGATACACCTCCAATACAATATTCAACAGTAGAAAGAGTTATACTTTACAAAACAGCAGAATTGGTTACTGTAAGAGCAAGATCATTAGAAACAGGAGCTCAAACTAAAGTCGCTGCATATTCCTTAGACCAAATAGAATCTGATATAACAGGAGTAACTTGTTATAACCCACAACCATCTTGGGGAGGTAAAGACGCAGAAGCACTTGAAAGTGTTCGAACAAATGCAATGAGTGCTAGATATACACAGGAAAAAGGTACAACTGACCATATTAGACTTACTCTTATTAATTCTGGTTTAACGACCCCAGAATTTTGTGTTCTTGAACATGCTTTTGGTTATGGAAGTTTTGCTGTATTTATAGATACAGCGTCCGATGAACAAATGAGAGAAATAGAAGATTTAATTGCTGATAGTAGAGCCGCAGGAATTTATACAGAATGTGGGCAGGCAGTACATGTTGGAGGAGAAATTACTATTATTATAAAAGTAATTAATAGCACTCAATTAACTCCAAAAGAGTACAATGCTCTAAAAAGTGATGTTGAAGCAGCCGTTCTTGAATATATAGAACAAAACGGTGTAGGGAATAAATTATACTTAAGTAAATTATCCTATTATTTATTACAACAATTTAAAGACAGAGATTTATATGATTCGACTATTACAATTGCAACAGATGCAATTCAAGATATAGAAGGGAATGTAGATTTACAACCTTATGAGGTTTTAGAAGTTACAAAAATAAACTTAGAGATAGATGTAGATATAGGTTAGGTGTATATAGATGGGACTTAAACAACGAATGCCTGATTGGAACAGGGAAGATGGAATATTAAATGTTTTTCATATAGAAGAAGACAAAAGAAAACTTATTAGTTTTAATAATCTACTTAGAAGATATGTTGAACAACCTGTAAAAATATGGGCTAGTCATAAAACAGAAAAAATAGTAGGGACTAATGATTTATTAAATAATGGAACAACTTTTAACATTGAAATTGATAAATGTTACCCTATAATGCCTAGCTTTACATTTGAGGATACAACCTTTTGTACTCCGCCAAATGCTATAACAGGTCCCATTACAATAACATCAGGTGATAAAAGATTAATAATAGATACAAACTTACCTGCAGGTAGTAAATTAGAAATAACACCAGAAAAAATATTATTAGATGGAATTGATATCAGTTTAAACCCAAAATTGTCTCAAGAAGATAATAGTAATTCTGTATCTTTTGGGAAAACAAGCGGTAATAAAGAACTAAAACAATATTTTACTCCAAATTATGATACAAATTTAATTGAAATTATGGTAGGTTCTCCAATGGGATATCCTTCTTCCGATATACTTTGTGAGTTCCGTGAGGTAAATGGAGACAATGAAAATTATCTTGAAACATTTACTATCTCAAATACTGCATTAGACCAGTATCAATATGAACCTTTCAAAACAATGATACCATTATCCAATACCCTAGAAGCAAATAAACAATATGTTATTTTGTTTAGAATGAGTGAAATTTATAATAATGACAATTACTTCACAATGCAATGCTCTGCAACTAAAAATTTTTCTGCAGGTGATTTATACGCTCTTCAATTTAATGAAAAAGATGAAGAAGTGTGGGTAAAACAATCGTTTGATGTATACTTTAAGACTTATATTCCAAGAACTTTTGGGGACTACCCTGTTTTATCACCGGAAGCTTCAAGTATTTCAATTGGATTCCAAAACATTGTAGAAAAAGAGACGTGCGTTCCATGTATTGACCCTGATGATAGTGATTATGCGGAAGAAATAGCTATACCTAATACAGTTATGCTAACTTATGAATTTGATAAGGTTAGTCTTGACCAATTACACGCAAAGGCACTTGCAGATAAACTATATCCACTAAAAGCGTTCAGATTATACAAGGATGATGGGTCTTTAATAAAAGGGATGAAGTTCATAAAAGAAAAGAAGTATGTGTGCTATCGTATGGATATACCAGCAGTAGATATTGATTTTCATTCATTACCTCAAAAATTCTATGTTGAAGTAGAATGGCATTTCTTTGACGCTGTTAAAAAAGTTGGATTTCCTGTTAGTTACGCCGAAACAGATGTCAAATATAAACCAAATAAAGCTCTTGATGTACATGCAAAAGATTTCAGTATGTTTAGGCAAAAATACTGTACAGTAGTTCCGTATTATAAATATGCTTATACTTTTCCTGTGGGCTACCCATTTGAATATGAACAAGACTATTGGTTAGAAAAACGTTTATCAGAAGAATATACAACAAGAATAGAAGCTTCAAACGAAAGTGAAGTCGGAACAAACAATTCAGTTATTTTAGAAGATGCTCTTGATTATGAAGAAGATATACCAAAGGATGAAATAGAACCAAGTAACGCTATTATAGATAATAACGTTTTTGTAAATACTGTATACATAAAAGATTCAAACGGAAATAGGATTATTAAATTAGATTCAGATAAACCAGGACTTCATAACATTACAATTTCAACATATACAGATGGAACTCAAGATATTTTAGCTTTAGAAGAAACAACATTGGAGAAAGAATATATAAGTGAAGTATATTACTTTGATGAAATACGAAAATTTATCCGAAAAATAAACAGAGAATCAAAACTTGTAACTGCAACATATTTAAATAACCCAGAAAATGGATTATGTTACGAAGTACAGTACCTATTAACAGAAGGTACATACAAAAGGTTTGGTTTAATAAAATCAGAATTATACGGATATCTAGGAAGAATTCCACAAATAAAAAACATGTGGGAATATATTGTATTTTTAGATAGAGAAGATTGGGATTCTAAGTACTGGTCAGGAGATTTATATGTACCAGGAGTTTTCAGAGCAGATATCCCATGGCCTTTACCAGCTAATTTTTGTGTTTTAACAAACGATGAAATCAATACCATATTAAAAAAATGTAAAAAATTAGGTACAGAAGGGATTTCTTCTTACGCTATTAAATCAGGAGATTTATATTTAGGAAATCTTTCAGTGAATGCAGATGACCCAACAGGGGTTTACGAGAAAGAATTTGATCTTAAAATGAAAGCTTCAGCGGGTGAGGAAGGAATTTGTAAATTACAAATGGGGGCTTCTGTTTCTTATATGGAAGCTGATATGAGCCTGCCAGAAATGAAACTTAATTTAAAACAAAATATATCTGTTTCTAGTTATGTAACTGCATTAGATGCTTATACAAAAGATCACTTTAGCAATTTTGCTTTTAACAATATTAAAACAGATAGTATTGGAAGCAAAAATATATTAAAAATTGATACAGGCGTTAAATCTATTTCTAATATTGCTAATCGTGCTTATTCTTCAAATCGTGACGGAGGAAGACATATAAACTCTTGTTATATTCACGGGCATGATGATGAAATAAAATGGAAAAATTTTGGGGCAATTAACGGTGCAGGAGCAGTAAAAACAATTGTATCAGACGCTACTTCTTATGCAGAAACAGAGCTTTTAGTTATGGACAATTTTAATATAACAAACGATATCCCAGATGATTGTATTATCACAGGACTTCAAGTTGATTTGTATATTAAAACTGAAAGGTCAAATTTACAAAAATATGGTGGGTCAACATTTACTTGTGGAACCGGAGGAACTTGTAATTGTGGTGAAAGACCTGCTTCTGGTCCTGTAATTAATTTAAACATAAATACAGGCGGAGCTTATAATTCTGACTATGATAACATGTACGCTGCAAATGGTTCTTACATTTACAAAAGAAAAGCTAATGCCTCTGATGAAGCTAGAATAGTTAGTTTTGGTGGGCCGGATGATACATGGGGTAAAAAGCTGACTAAAGATACTTTAGGTAAATTAAAGGTCTTAATGTTTATGGGACATGGAATGACTAATCCAGAATGGCACGTAAGAAGAGATAAAGAAGTTGCGGTTGCATGGTGTAAAGTGAATGTCTTTTTCAGACAAAAAACAGCTTCAATACAAACTAACCGAATTAAAGCTATAAAAGATGGTTCAAACAGTAGATGGACAAAATTCCAACATAGTTTAGCTGAAAATGTTCCCAAATCTTGTAAACTCAATTATGAAATTATAAAAGAAAGAATTGTCTTTCAACAAACAACTTCAAATTCTTATACATCATTTGGGGTAGCTGATAGCAAAAGTATATTCCAAATTACAAAACCAGGCATTTCATCTATCAGTGGAGTTACTTTATATAGTTCAGGAGTCGTAGGAAACCCTACAGACGATGTACGTATTTCATTATGCACATTAAATCCTGATTTAAGTCCAAACGAAATATTAGATAGTTTTATTGTATATGATTGGAGCACAGGGGCTAAAGAAATTAATTTAGATGTACGTGGGTTAAACACAAATCATTCTTATGGAATTTTAGTTGAACGTACAGGAAAATTAGATAATTCAAATTATTATAAAATTAGCACCGCTCAGAATCCAGAAAAAACAATTGTAATGGTAAATGGGTATGTATTTTGGAAAAAAGAAAATAATTTTGCTTTGATGCATAAAATATATACTCCATATGTGATTAAAAGCAATTTAAGTTCTCCAGATGATTTACATGGCTTAGAATATTCTGACATAAAAATAAGAGGATATTTAAGTACAAGTAATCTTTATTACAGCCCAAAAATTAGTAGATTTAGAGTATTTAGGGAGGCTTTTTATAATGATTAAAAATTTGAATTTTAATTTAAAAACTATAGTCCATGCGTTAGATACGAATGGAAATGAAATAGTCCCTGAAACACAGGAACAAAAGGAGGAAAAAGATGACTCTTATAGAAGTAATAACTACTGAAGGAAGAATGCAAATTCTTAAAAATAGTTTTCCTAATGACGCAAACCCAATTCAATTTGGGTATGCAGGATGCGGAATCTCAGATACAGTTCCAACTGTAGATAGTACAAGATTAGGATTAGAATGTGACCCAAGTACACATGGAACATATAGTAGAGTTCCAATCACAGCGACTTATGATGAAGAAAACGAAAGGGTTGTATTAGAAGCAATATTTAGTCAAACAAACATTACAAATAGTGCTGTAATAAAAGAAGTTGCTATATTTACAACAGATATTTTAGGGGAAGGTATCCCTCTCGCAATCTGTCAGATTGCTCCATTCACTAAAAACAGTAGTGTACAATTAAAAATAGATATTATAATCTCATTAACATCAGAATAAGGTGATTAAATGGTTAATTATTACACAATGATTTCAAGTTTTATCCCTGGCTGGACAGCAAGTGCTAGAGATATGAATGCTATGCAGGATAATATAGGGCAATCCCTAGACCAATTAATCATAGATGGATTTGGTAAAAAGTTTGTATTGAGTCCAGAGGAAAACGCTTTTCTTTTATCTCCAGTAGCAAACGCAAACGATGCTATAATAGACCAAAAGAATACAAATGGAGATTCATGGAAGTCTTTAGAGCAACTATATTTAATACAACAAATTGATACTCAAAAATCTTCTATTACAAACATCACATTACAATTTAAAAATGAAACAAATACAAGTTGTAACGTCACTGTAAAACTATCAAATGGAATAACACAGTTGAGTACTATACCTTTTCTAAAAACTGTAAGTATCCCTGTAACACCAGGAACAAACGAATATTCTTTACCAATTAATATAGACCACCTGCCAGCTATTCCTTTATTCCTAACTATAGAAAGAACAAATATTGCAGGTATCAGTGTCTTATATGATTCAACTGGAGGATATAATAGTTCCTTAGCTGAATCAGATAACGATTCAGTATATAATGAAATTGGAGCAGATTTATGGTTTAAAGTTGGATATGGTAGTGCAACTACATTTAATATCAACAAATCTCTTGCGATGATGTTAGGAGAGAAAATACAACCTTTAGATACCCATATTACATTAGACCCGGGTTCAAATTATGGTAATAGGATAGATATTGTTTGTCTAACCCCAGAAGGATTTTATGAAGCAATCAGTGGTGATGTAGCTAATGTTCCAGAAATTCCAGAGAGCGAGATCCCAAGTAGTTATTTACGATTAGCAAAAGTATATGTTCCTAAAAATGTAAACAGTGCTTTATTAATGAATGTAACACAAGATGATAGTTTAGGAGCTTACAGATTAAGAAGCCACGATGAAAGGATTAGAAGATTAGAAAAAGAAGCAAATTGGATGATGGTATATAATGCTCCAAAAAGAATAAAGTATAATTTAATTGGAGATACTTTTAAAGACACTTCTGCGTCTATTGGAATTGCCGACACCTATGATGAGACAGTAGGTGGATATACAATATCCGATACAGTAAGTAAAAAACAAACTTGGACACTAAAAGATAATACAGGTATAGATTTAACTAAAACAACCTTAGACCATACAGATCTTACAAATGGTGTTGCAAAATTAAAGAAAACAACAACATCAACAAAAATCAAAAGTCAACAGCATTTCCCTCAAGATATGAGTGATTATAGACCAGTTACTGAAATTGGTTCTTTTTATCATGAAATTACTATAGGAAAACGTTCTCATTATATTGGAACTTTTGTCTACAATAAAAAAGGCGGTTTGTTAATGCAAACACAAGTAGGACATTTCTGGTATAAAAACGCTTCTCATGTCCAAATAGCTGTTTTTGAACAATCAGGTAGTAATTTAAACTTAATGGAAATTTCTGACAAGAGAGCTTTAAGTCCACATACAATGCCTAATAAAAACACTTCACAAGTTATGACATGTGAATTTAGTGGAACAACATGGTTAGACCCTGGCTGGTACTTGTTATTAGTTATATTCCACCCAATATCTGGTAAAAATGGTAACACTACTGAATATATATTTAAACCTTATAGAAAAGATAGAAATATAGTGGTTCCAACAATAGCTGAGGGAGCACACCCATATAAAGATAGGTCGTATGATTTATTAGTTAGTGGATTATATCCTCCAAATAAGAGTATTAAAATCAATGGAAATTCTGGTATGTATTCTATAGAAGAAAGCCAGAATGGTGCGCCTGCAACTTTAACTCTATTAACAGAAAAAGATGGTGTACAAATTAGTTCAGGAGTTATTCAATCAAATATCACTGAAACAGAATTTATAATTAATTCTGTAACTATGGATGTTAATATTTCTTTACCAAAAGGTTCTAGTTATAAATTAGAAGTATCCAACGATGGTGGAAATAACTTTTATAGAATGTATGGAAGCAATTTCCAATTCCCAGACAATGGTGATAAATTTGTTTGGAGAATAACAATGAATCCAGGCTCTAATAATAGTAGTCCTCAAATAAAATATTCAAGCTCTAAGGGGTACGCTATTTCAGCAACCTTAGCTACATCAGGAGATAATAACTCTGGTTGTCTAGTTACCACATCATTTGATGGAAACCAAGTAATTCAAAGCGCATTAAGAAGCGATACAAATGATTTCAGTCATTGGGAATGGCTAACTGTATATGCTAACAGTCCAATAACCGAACAAGATGAAATAGACATGGGTAAAACACTTAGGGTAAACTTAGAAAACGCAAGTACTGTAGATTCAAATGGAAGACCAGTATTTAAAAAGATTATAAGTGATTTAAGATTGTCTGATATGTATCATGGGTCTGTAGATTACAGTAACTATGAAGCAGCATACGAAGATGATGAATATAACTTCTATTTAGATGTTGATGAAGATGTAATGGGTAAAACAGTATTATTAGATTCAATGTCAAGTACTGGTACTTCAAGTCAGGATACTCAGGTTGTTGTGTCTTCTTTAGTTGATACAGTTTCAGATTCTGCATTAAATGCTAGTTCAATACAAGTAAACCAGTTAGTTATGAGTAACACAGATACTGGAGTTCTTATGTACAAACAAGAGAATCTTGATTTATCCAATTATAACTACCTAAGTTGTTTAATAAAGACAAATGGTATCCTAAGTCAAGGAGAGTTACAACTGATACTTTCAACAACATCAGATGAAAGCGGAAAAATAGATGCTTATAATTTCCCTGCTTTAAAAGGAACTGAAGGATATGTTCAAGTTATTTTCAAACTTAGAAACCCTATCTTACTAACCAGTGTACCTTATTTCTTAATAAAAACTACAAAAGGTAACACAGGAGTTCAAACTGTAAAAATTGGAAGAATAGAAGGTATCGGAACAGAATCTTATCCATTTTATGGAAAATATATCCGTGCAAGAATTTGTATGACAAGAGAAAATATAAAAGATAGTTCTCCTTCTGTTAGAGAAATCAGATTAATTCCTATAATAGATTAGGTGATAATATGCCAGAAATAAGACCAAAAGGTAATGGGTTTGTAAAAATAGAAGTTCAAACCCATGAAAAATACGAACAGATGAAGGAACGTAAAGCAAAAACTTTGCAATTACAAAAACAGCAAGAAATGGAAGAACAGATGGCTGTAATGATGAAAGAAATTAAAAGATTAAAACAACAAGTAGGGGGAAAATAGATGGGAGAATGTTCCGATATACTTAACGCTTTGTTAGAAGCGTTTACTAATGGATTAAAATTAACAGACATAAATGGTAATCCTATAACCCCTGCTGTAGAGTCAGGGGCAATAAGCCAAATACTAGCTCAATTGAATAAGTTAGATTTTGATGAGACGACAAGTGCTTTAAGTGTTAAAGCAGTTATTGATGCGGGTGACCTTGAGATAGGTGCCGTTGAGCTGAAAGACAGCACCTCTGAGCAAAGAGCAGAAATTCTTTTAGATGGTGCTAGCCATCCAGCTCTAACTATTAGATCAAATGAGCTTTTAACAACAGATACATTTAATACAGTAATGGAATCTATCCAAACATTACTAGGAGAAAACAAAACAGCTCTTGAATCAATTCAGACACAGACTGGACAACTAACATTCCCTAACGGAGTTTTAGGAGTTACACCAAGGGTTTATAAAGATTCACAATGGAAAGACTGTGCAACTGAAGAAAGTGTTGCAAAACTCTTGGAAAAACATACTGTATCTAATACAATAGTAACACAACAAGCAATTGTATTTTCAGCTTCTTCAAATGCTGGAACAGTAGAAACACTTACAATTACCCCGCCAACTGAATTAAAAGATATTTATTTAATTAGTATAGCGAATTTATCTACAGAATCAGATGTAAACGTGCAATTATATTTAACTGAATCTTTTACAGATTCAACAAATTATTGGTGCAGACATGGAGAAGCCTTCACTGTACCTAAAAGCCCAGACGCGTCTAGCCCAGGCGGAGTAAATGCGGTAAGTGCAAAAACTTTCCAAGTAGAAGGAGCATTTTTAGCAAATGGATTAGCTATAGGCGCTTTACTTGAAGGAAATGCAACAAACGCTTTTAATTTAAAAATAACAATTAGGGAGAAATATTAGGGAGGAATTATCGATGGCATCAGGAGCTTATTGGTATGGAAACGCATTGAAAAATGCTTTTAAAAAATTAATCAATTTTGAAGAAATTAACAAAATCAAAGTATTACTTTGTACCTCTACTTACACACCAAATCAGGACACTCACGAGTTCTTAAATCAAGTAGTAGCAAATGAAGTAAGTGGAACTGGATATACAGCCGGTGGTAAAGCTGTATCTAATTGTGCTTTAAGTTATGACGCTTCTACAAACATGGTTAAGTTTGATGGAGATGATGTATCTTGGCCAAACGCTGTTATTACTGCACGTTTTGCAATTGTATACTATGATTCTGGAAGTCCAGAAACCAGCCCAGTGTTAGCTTATTATGATTTTGGAGAAGACGAAGTTTCAACAGGAGGAGAATTTAAACTCCAATGGAACGTAGATGGTATGCTTAAATCAATAGCAACATAAGGAGGTAAAATATGACATCTACAGCTTATTTTTATGGACATTCAGTTGTACAAGCGTTTTTAGGAAATATTAAATTTACAGACGGAAATGTTAAAGTAGCTCTTTGTACCGCAGATTATGCACCTGACCAAGATGCACATACATTCTTTAGTGATATAACAAATGAAGTTAGCAGTACAGGTACAGGTTATACCGCAGGTGGAAAAGTTATAACAAGTCCAAACATAACTTATGACACAAATAACATCGCTATATTTGATTGCGACGATGTTATTTGGACTACATCAACAATAGAAGCACGATATGCTATTATTTATTACTATACAGGAGATAATACAACTAGCCCATTACTTGCATATTATGATTTTGGAGCAAACCAAAACTCATCTGCGGCTGATTTCCAATTAAGATTTAACGCAAATGGTATTTTAAGAATAACAATAAGTGGACCAACAATAAACTAGGTGATTAAATGACATATACTGCTGATTTTTCAGGGGAAAGCCTTGATGAACATTGGACATTAAATACTGGTAATAGTTATTTTTACAATCCAGGTTGGTGGAGTAATGGAGGCGATGTAGGAAGCCAAGCTGTATATGACTCTACAAACAGTAGAATTGTATTAATGCCAGCAGGTGACCAATGGGGTGTTGGAACAGCAACATTATCTGGATTTGACTTATCTAGTGGATACACTCTTGAATTTGATGTTAAATGTGCAGCAGATGGATGGGAAGCAATTTGGGTAACATTAGCTGGTGGTAACGGGACTTATAACAACTTTAAGTATGTTGCTGGAACTCTATATTATTCTAAAGAAATAGATGGCCAAGAAAACGATACAACCATAGCTTCAGGAATAGGAACTCTTGACGGTCATGTAATTGTTGTTATTACCACTACTACATTAAAAATAACATATAATGACCAGACATTATACGATGATGTATTTGATGGAGTTCTTCAAAACGGTATTGTATTTATAGGTGGTGCCGGAGGTCCTAATCCTTCTGAAACTGAAATAAAGAATGTAAATTTAACATATGAGCCAATAGTAGGACCAGTACCTTCAATCGCAGTAAATAACAATACTTCATATCCAACTGTTGAATTAAATTTTACAGGAACAGCTTCTGAATCGGTTGATTCTTGGCTATGGGATTTTGGTGATGGGAATACATCAACAAATCAAAATCCAACCCATGCGTATACTGCGGAAGGTTATTATAATGTGTCTCTTACTACAACTAATACAAATGGAACAAATACAGTAACTAAAAAGAAACTAGTTAGAATTTATCCAACTCCAGCTATTCTTTTTAGTGAAAATTTTAGTGGAGATTTAAGTAAATGGTCTGATATACCAAGTGGATGGAGTATTGCCGATGGATGTTTAAGTACTAGTGTCGCTGGAGAAGCGAAAGCAACAATACCAGATTCAAATGCTTTTATATGTTCATTTAAACTAAATGCATCTAGTTATGGTACAAGAAGAATTAGATTTTATAATGCAGATGAATCTCAATATAATTCACTTTGGATAAATGTTGATGGAGGACCTATTACTGTTATCCAAATAATTAAAACAGGTGAAAACACAACGCAATGGATTACAAATGATTACACTTTAGGTACAGATATAACCATAGGTTTAATAAAAGACGGCGCAGTGTGGACTGTTTTATACAATGAAAATGTAGTATATACAACATCTAATTGGATTGACTTTACCGCTTCTAAAGTTGCCTTTCAAAATGAAGGAGATTCTCCAACTAAATTTGATGATTTAGTTATCAAAACCATAGGATATGTGGGTGACATACATACTCCATGTATTGTTGATTTACCTACTCCAGAAATGAATTGTGAAGCAGAACCATTTGATGCGCATGCCTCAATTTATAAATTAGAGGATGCTAAAAGAAGTTCTTTTGGAGGAAACGTATTAACAATTATAGGTGGATATGCCGATGCTGTAGGAGAAGATATTGATAAAATACATCCAGTAACGGATGGTGTTTGGCTTCACCCAGATGCTCTTTATGGAGATTCTTTTGGATTGGCAATAAATCAATATGCTGCTCGATTTGGGAAAGTATCTTTTGATGTAAGTTGGGAAGGAAAAACACAGATTTTTGTCGGTAATTTAGGAGATACAAGCACTGGACAAGATTGTGAAACCTGTCCTTTTTATACTATATATAATGCGACAGGAGTAACTTTCTATTATGATACAGAATTAAAAGGATATAAAATGGGACTTGCTAGTGCGACTTATGCAGATCACGATGCAGACCATATGTATGAAGACCAAGCAATCATTCCATATGTTTCATTTCCTGTTCCATTTTATGGTAATAGCCATCATATAGAAATAATCAGAGATACATCTGGATTCGATAATGTTGTACCAGAATCTCCAGCATACGCAAATATTACAGGATTAAGAATTGATGGAGTTGTAGTTTACAAAGCAGGTGAATCATATGATACTTTACCTGGATTTCCAGCACGAAATCCTAAAGACCCATTAGATGGGTGCAGATATTATATGATTACAGCTAAACAATTAGGGCAAGACACTGGTGGAACTATAACTAATTTTGTTGTAGAGGATTATGAATCCACACCTTATGGATCTGCAGTTGTTGATTTACCATCCGCTCATATGCATTTTGAAGCAACACCTACAACTCAATGGAATAGGATGGTTTGTCCCATAACCCAAGAAAATGGAGAAAATTATAATTGGCCATTTATACCTAATTCAGCAACTGAATCATTGTATGCTTTCCCAAACGATTATTCAACTAATTATATGATTTCGGATGTAGCTTATGGAACTTGGGAGTTACCATTTAATTGGCTCTATAATAACCCATCTACTTTAACTTGGAACTTTATTGGTGGAAATACTATTGGAACAACTGGATATTCTGTGGTTGTAACACAATCAGATAGTAAAATTAAATTAATTAAAAATCCTGGAACTGTTTTAATTGAAAAAACCTGGACAGGACTAACTGAAACAGACCATTTAATAAAAGTGGAAAGAAGTTTAGCTGGCGGATTTACTCTATTTTTAGACGATATTGTTCTTGGAAAAATAATAGATAATACATATACTACATCTTCAAAAATATGGATTCATTTGGATTCTGGAGCTGAAAGCGCAAACTACTGTACAATACCATATATAACAGTTGCAGAACTTGGCTGGTTTAATTATCCATTTATGGATACCGCTGTAGCTGAAGCTACAGCAATGCCTTTACAAGTAATAGCTGTAAAAGATATGGCAAATTATAGGTCATATGACGCTACAGATGGAACTTTAAATGATTTTACAATTGATGATGGTTCAATAGAAGTAGAAAATAATATGGTGAAATTTGTAAGTTCAAACGTTTATTCAGTACTTCATATACCTGATGCAACTCTTTACAAAGAATGGAGACTTAAATTTCAATTTCCTACCCTTCAACACCACCAACAATTACTCGAATTTAAAATAAACGGTATTGTAACAGGTAGTTGGTATCAACAATCCCTTGTTGTGGTTATTGATGATGGTGGAGAATTATACATGCAAGATGTCCCAGATGGTAATTATTGGGGTTATTCTGATGGTTGGACTCCTAATACAGATATAAATGAATTAAAAGTTGTATTAGAGCCTGGAGATATAACAGATGTTTACAAGGTTTATTTAAACGACGTATTAATAACAAGTATATCCAATGTTATTAAGGTTACAGAAACAGAAGGTATGGCACTTAGATATTATAGTACTAGATATCCAGCAAATATTGATTATATGTATGTTGAATCTATTATGGTACCATCTAAAATGCTTAAATTACCATCTGCTGAGTTTTCAGCTTTACCTGCCACAGTAGATGTAGGAGCTCCAGCCCCAAAAGTAGTAAGATTATTTACAGCTATGCTTAGAGCTTATGCGAATCCACTAGGAAAACTAACTAATAGGGTTTATTTAGAATCTGCTGAGAATACACTTTCAGCTAACTTGATTACTGTTAAAACAGATGCTCTTGTTAAATTAAAAACTGCACGAGCTACTTCAAAAGCAAGGAAAGTGAAAGCAGGAGGAACTAATTCTAATGGTTGTAATGTTACATTGGATACAGCCAGTGCTGTATATTCTGCTATACTTCCCGTAAAGTATAGGCCGATAAAACCAAGAATCAATCCTTTCATTAACCCATATCTTTATTAAAGCACAGAAGTTTAGAAAATTAATAGACAATATTAATTTCAGGAGGAAATTAACATGGCAATTCAAGGAGGAGTCTTAAGCGTACAGTACTATGACCCACAAAACGATAGTACTTACGAATTAGAGGCTGTCAAGTTTATAAAAATATTAAAAGCAAATCAAGATACTGATGATGTAATAAATGAAAAATTAGCCGTAGCTTTAAGGCCTAGAGTTGATGCTCTCATATCTTTAGGTATGGAAGAAGCAGATGCTGTAGCTATGGTAGAATCACAATTAAACGCAGAAAGAGAAGCGGAGGGGATCTAATGAGAGACTTTGTAAATGCAAGCGACAGAGACGTTCTCACAATGTCTGCTCAAAAAGTCGCTGAAGGAATAAAAAGAACAACCACATGGTATATTGAAAGATATGAATCCAGAAGAGATTGGAAAGATAAAGCAACATACGAATTAGACGAAGCTATGGAACTTTTTGGTGCCCCTCAATTTACTGTAATTAATGGGAACTTACTTTTGAATGGTGGAATAACCAACATGCTTAACTTAATGACCCAATCTACAGGAACAAAATGGGATAACGCAGGTGCCTACTTCGGTGTAGGAGACAGTAGTGTAGCAGAAGTTGCAACACAAACCACATTACAGGCTGCAACTAATAAATTATTCAAAGTAATGGATTCAACTTATCCACAGGTTTCAGCACAAACAGCTACCTTCCAGAGTACTTTCCAATCAGCAGAAGCTAATTTTGGTTGGAATGAATTTGGAATAGCTAATGGAAGTGGAGGAACAACTTTACTGAACAGAAAAGTCTCACCTCAAGGAACCAAGCTCGCTGGGCAGATTTGGACTGGAATCCAGACCGTTACATTCAGTTAGGTTCATTCTCTAACTTCTCTTCTTTTTTAGGAGGATGAACAATGGTAGACAAAATAGTAACAGTAAATGAAACAGCAAAGAATTTATTACATCCCGATGTTGCAACCGGTGGAGATGTCTCAAATAGTGCAGCACTTTTTAGTTCTAGTTCTACTGTAACTGTAAGTAGAATAACAAGTGATAAATATAGTGGAACAGGTTGTATACAAGCAGTTACTTCTGGAACTGTTGCATATGAAAATATGTATTCGCAATCTTACCCTTATGTTGATGAAGCAACTACTTATACTATTTCTGCAAGGGTAAAAGCACCAGCAGGTGCTGGTATGCTTCTTAGAATTTATTCTGCTGGTGGTGGAAGTGGAGATGCTGCTTTTACTGGTACTGGAGATTGGCAATATATCACATATTCATTTACCCCATCAATAACAGGGTATTCAATGTCAATATATATAAGGACAAATTCAACCCCACAAGCTATAACTTTTCTTGTTGATGAATTACAAATGGAAAAAGGGTCTAGTGCAACAGCATGGACTTACCCTAGTATTAAACAAAATTTCCAAGGCGAAAAATTAAGTTTTAATAATAAAATAGCTTCTGTTTCAGACCAATTTACACCAAGAAATATAGTTGACGCAAACGCAGCTAATTGTACAAATACAACCGGAGATACAACAGGATTTTATCAAAATAACGGTGGAACATTTACAAGTGATTCTACTGTTTATTATCGTGGTAATAGAAGTTTAAAAGTAGTTACTGATACAGGTGGACAATACCAAGGAGTATTTATAAAGCCACGTGGATTAGTTGTGGGACAAACTTATACTGTTTCCGCTAAAATAAAAACTACTGTTGGAGAAGCTATTTATTGTACTGTTACAGGTATTGGACAATCCCCTGTTATTGGTAATGGTGATTGGCAATCCGTATCTTATACTTGGGTTTGTACTGCAACAACCAACGGGGTTGCTTTTGTTAATTCCGGAGCAGCACACGTTGCAACTTTCTGGGTAGGACAAATACAAGTAGAACTAGGTAATACAGTTTCTGAATGGCAGCCAGGCAATATGCTTAGCTATAATCAACAGGCTATTGAAACAGACTTAACAGGAATTGGGGCAAACGGTGTAACTGGATTATCAGTTTCATTATCTCGTGATACAACAGAAAAATATAATGGTTCTGCAAGCGCTAAAATAACAATAACGGATATAAATAATCCACAAGACGATTATTTCACTACAAATTTCTTAAGTATTCCAATGGTAGCAGGAAAAACATATTTAGCAATGATGAAGGTTAAATATTTTAAAAATAATCACAATCAAGAAACTTATTGTTACTTTAATGTGAATTATGCAAGCTCTAATCATTTCTTTAGTGCAAAAACATTCACAGGTGGATGGGATACATTAATAGGAACCATAACTCCAACAGTATCAGGTACATACAATTTGAGTATGACAGTAAATGGAACTAATACATTACATGTTGGTGATGCAGTATATGTAGATGATGTATGGTTTATGGAATACCCTAGCGATAGCTATCAAGTAAAAGCACAAGTGCCTCTTACAGAGACACAAGGGAATTTATTACATCCAAATGTCGCTAGTGGAACAGATGCACTTGGAAATACATCTTATTTTGGATGGCAAACAGGTGGCGAAATACTTTCATCTGATACATCTCAGTCTTATCAAGGAACAAGAAGTTTTAAATGTACAACACCTGGAATAGTTTCATATGGTGAAGGATATAACACGGGATGGTTTAACCTAAAACCTAATACAACTTATACTTTCTCTGGATGGTTATTGTTACCTGTAAATGCGACTGTACGTTTTAATCTTACAAATGGAGTTACCTCTACAATTTATATTAATGTAACAGGAACAGGTTCATGGCAACAAGTATCTGTTCAAATCACTACCGTTAGTGGGAAAACTACATATTTAGGCCAAGTTTATACCATTGGAGGTGCGCAAGCTATTACTTGGTGGGGAGACGCTTTCCAATTAATTGAAGGAACATCTACAACATGGCAATACCCAAGTATGTCCGTAGAAAATGATAACAGTGTTCAATCTAAAAACAAATTAACAATCTATGATAAAACCTTAAGCAAAAACCAATTATATCCAAATCAAGCTACTTGTGGAGATATGGAACAAAGTGTTACAGGACCTAGTACTAAACTATCACGATATCAAGGTGTTGAAACTGTATCATATGATACAACAGTTTCTCATTCAGGGGCAGGATGTGCTAAAGTCACAACAATTGCAAACTTCCCTCAGCAAGGATTGAGGACTCTAAATTGGTGGGATCATACAGTATTACCAGGGCATACCTATACATTTAGTGCATGGGTAAAAGGTACTGCCGGAGATAGAATGAATCTTCAAATATATGAAAGAAATTCAAACGGTATTTTTATAGACGCTACAACTACAACCGCTATTGTAATGACTGGAGAGTGGCAAAGACTTACTGGAACACGTACATTTGGTGCAAACGGATATAATACTCAATTAAATGTATGTTCTTCTGAAAATTATTCAGTTACTTTTTGGACAGATGATTGGCAATTTGAAGAAAATGCAACAGCTACTGTTTGGGAAATTCCAAGTTACGACCCATTATATATACAAACCAAAACAACAATACCAGAAATTCAAAAGAACCTTTTAAATCCAAACGCTGCAACAGGCGGAGACGTATTAAATTCTGCTAGTGGAATTGGTAAATGGAAAGGAACAGAAACAATAACAAGAATAACCTCAGATTACCATAGCGGAACTGGATGTATTCAAATAGTTACTGACACAGCTAATAGTTTTGAAGGCGCAAACATCACTATGTACGCTGGGAAACCAAATACTTCCTATACGTTTAGTTGTTGGGTTAAAGGTACACCAGGAGTAATTGCAAATCTAGCTCTCGTTGCTAATGCTTCTCAGAATATATATATTGGTACATTTGGGACTTCCTCAAATATAACTTTTAATGGAACATGGCAATATGCGACTGTAACAGGAGTATCTCAATCTAATGCAGCTTGGGTTGGAGTAGTGGTAAGAACAAGCGGTACAATTGCAACAACATTCTTAATTGACGATTTACAATTAGAAGAAGGAACTTCTGCCACAGCATGGACTTATCCATCTGTTGTTGGTTTAACTGATAATCCATATCCTAAAGTTAAAACATCAGTTGCAGATCAATCAATACCAGTTGGAAATAATGTTTTACCTTATAACACACAAACTTGTGAAGCAGACCCTATGGGATTAGCTAGTTGGGTAGCGAATACTGGAACCGGAACTTTTGTTAGAGACACAACTGAGTATTATAAAGGTTCAGCTTCTGTAAAACTTACAAGTTCTTATGTTGGTGTTCAAAGCTGTACTATATCTGCCAGCGCACAGTCACTAACACCAGGTAAAACATATTATTGGAAAGCATATACAAAAAGCACAGGAAATAACAGACAATTCAGAGCTAGTGCTCAATTTTGGGTTGGGGGTTCAGTTGTTAGTAGTGCCACAGGGTCTTTTACAACTCTTACAGATGATTGGGTTTATGTATCTCTTGTATTTACTGTACCAGCAGGTACAACCAGTGTCACTCCTTTAATAAGTGGTTCACTAGGACAAGGAGAATCAGTATGGTATGATGAAGGGTGGCTTGTAGAATATAAAGAAGATTCAGCTACAATGAATGCTAAAGTACCAGTTGCAGAAATACAAGGAAATATATTGCAGCCATATAGGGCTGACCCTACACAATGGGGAGTTTCTGGTGGTGGTATAATAAGTTATTCAAACGACCCAGACCCAATAGCAACAGTAACTAACACATCTGGAACTACAAAATCTGATATACACACATACAAAGGGATAACTCAAATAATTCCAGGTCAGACTTATACATTTCAAACTTTAATTAAAACAAACGGTTCTTATAATGCAAGAGCAACGATAGTGTGGTACTCTTCTGGTAGTGGTGGAACATACCCATTTTTAAGTAGAACTTATGGGGCAATAACACCAATCAATTCTACGTATAGTTTATTGACTGTAACAGGAACAGCACCAGCTGGAGCAAACGGGTGCGATAATGAAATAATGATATTAAATGTAGCTGATGGAGATTCATTTACTTTTAAAAAATGTCAATTAGAATTAGGTTCTACTGCAACAGCATGGATATATCCATCATTAGGAGCCTCTAATGACACAGGTAACATGAAAAACAAATTAACAGTCTATGACATCGAAAATGTTAAAAACAAAATACATCCAAACGTTGCCACATGTGGTGATGAATTAGGGAATACCACAGGTATGTATTCACATACAGGTATAATAGGGTCATATACTGTTTTAGAACGACACAGTGGCACTGGTTGTTTTAGAGGTGATGTAAATACAAATTGTACCTTTAAAGGTTTACAGCCAAATAATACAATGCCATCTAATGGTTTCCCTCAATATATAAAACCAAGTACAGTATATACATGTTCTTTATGGGTTAAATCACAATTAACGACCCAGACTAAAATGTATATAAATGCCGAAGCTTATAATAATGGTATTTGGCTATCACAAACTCAAAGTTCAAAATTTGACACTTCAAATGAATGGACACGACTATCTGTTCAGATAACAACACCTGCAACTGCAAACGCTATTTGTGTCAGCGTTAGATTCGATTCATTAGTTGTTGGAGACATTCTATGGTGTGATGATGTTCAAGTAGAAGAAGGAACAACTCTTACAGATTGGGTTTATCCAGGCGCATCTGATACAACTACTATGTCAACAAGTAAAACATCACCTGATTTAGCGATGGGTTCCAGTGATGTAAATATCTTGAATAAAGTTTTTGCACAAACAATAGCTGAATTTATTGAACAAAACCTGCAAGTTTCTGTCAATACATGTATACCAAACAATGAAAATATGGACTTAGATATACAAGCGCGTAATGTTCTTACAGTACCTGACAAAAATGAGCTAATCGAAACCTTAATTACACTATATAATTACACAAAAATACAGGATGGTAACACATTTTCCGATAATGTTAAGCTTAATGTAACCGCAGTAATTGGGGAATTAGGGTCTATTTTAGATTCAATCAGGGAAGAAATTGAACTAAATATAGAAGACATAGGACAACATGATGAACAGATTAAGCACATAGAGATTCACAGAATCTATGATAAGATTGAAGAGATACAGGACTTATTTAATTTATTTGCAAAAATAGAGTTAGACGAATCTGTTCAAATAGAAGAACTAGCTACCATACATAATTGGTTTACTATTACGGAAGAAGTAAGCGGTATTGATGACATTGGTATTATATTCTTAATAATTGAATATACTGTTCGAATATTAAAGAACCAAGAATACAAAGCCTCAATCCAAAAATTATTTGACACTTCCATATTACTTCCAAGATAGGAGGAATTGCAATGAGAAAAGGAGATTACGGAACAAAATTAAAATTTACAATAACTGATGAAATGGGTATGCCCGTAAACTTAACCAACGCAATTGTAAAGCTAGTACTCAAACTTGCAAATGATGTAAAGACTTTCGATTGTGTAATTGAAAACGCTGAAGCTGGGGAAGTCAGATATATTACCCAATCTGATTTCCTTGAGTATTCAGGAAAGGCAGAAATTGAATTAGATATAACATTCCCCGATGGACATTTCACATCCACAAAAATTAAAGAAAAAATAGAAAAAACAATATTGTAGTTTTGAAACTACCAAGGAGGAAGGGGGAATGACTAAAAAGGAGTTAACTGCAGAGGACAAATTAGATATTCTTATTGACCTTTTTAGAGAAAGAGATGAAAAGGATACTAAGTTTCTGGAGAAACAAGACAAAATAGAAAAAAGAGTGCGTAACTTAGAAGAAGCAGACAAGCTCAGAGATAAGAAAGATGAATATGATTGTAGGGAACAAGACGATGTTATAAAACGTATAGAATGCTTAGAAGAAGACATGCAGAAAAAAGCTACTAAAGAAGATGTAAATACTATTAATAGTAACATCTGGAAAATGATAATAGCTTTTATAACAGGCTCTCTCATGGTTATAATTTTCCTCGCAGGAGTAATTTTACAGGGGGGAGCATCATAAACAAATACGAACAAGCAAAATTCCTTGTTGGATTAATAACATTTCCGGCATGTGTAATAGCGCTCTATACTTATTACTACCTCTATTGTCAAATGAACATAGTGGATTACTTAGGTTCTCTAATCGTAGCTTTAGTTTGGATTGGAGGATATCTTCTAGGTAGTATTGTAATGGATAGTATTGGGCGTGAAAGGAATGAAAAACATAGAATATAAATTATTAACGCTCATTTTTATTATTCTGCTATGGATTATAGCACTTAAAAAAATAGTTAAATTAGAGCCAGATTATGGAGTTTGGACATGGGTGGCTTTTATGTTTACCATGTTAGCTCTGGCTCTCATTCTTTAGGATACAGACCACAGTATAACCAGCCCAAGTCAGCTATTTTTGTTATAGCAACTTTCATTTTAATGTTCTTTAGAACATCATCTATGAAAGTTTTATAACTCATCCTGGCTGTATCTGTGGTTCCATCTGGATTCCTAAAGTGTATAACAACAGTATCTATACGTTCTGTTGTTATATCTGTTATTTCAGCATATAACATTTAAATCAACTTTTAATTGAATACTTATATTACCGTTGCCCTTACCGTACAGCTTATATGTTTCTACACCAAAGAAGTCAAGTATGGTTTGTAGTTCATCATTGTGTAACTCATCTTCAGTGAAATGAATTGTTATTCCAAATGATGGTCTCCAATATACATTGACAGCAGTGCCATAACATCGGCCATAACCTAATTTTCTTAATTCTTTTCTTAATTGAAGCTGAGCTTCCTCTGTGGCTTTATGAAGGGCACCACGGGATTCTTCACTTCTTCTTGCTTTTAAATATAAAGCCTTTGTTTTATCTGATACCATAATATCACCTTAATTCGTAGGGGCCTTCGCCACCATTGTAGTTGTCCCAGTTTTGCCAATCGCCTATACTTGTATTATAGTATACTGATTTGTTTACAGTTAAAGCTCCACCCCATGTTTGATTTGCCTCAGCTCCATATAGCTTATATTCTTCTTGGGTTTCAACATGGCCTTTAGGATATTTCTTGTCATAAATTACAGCATTATGAAAAATACGTGCTTTTGATAAAACTTGAACATGCATAGGGGCTTTAGAACTATCAATTGTTATTGTTGTAACTTGTGGATTTACAATAGAATCTATATAGCAACCTGCTAAAAGGATAATGGCTACAATCCCAAGGATTATAGCACAACCTAAATTTCCATCAGGGTCTTGCATTATTCTTCCTCCGGAATTACAACCCATGGATAGAACTTGTCTTCTCCTTCGAAATACCATTCAAATCCAGAAGCTCCTTGATGGCCTCCACCACCGTATTTAACGGCTATTTTTGACACATCTATTCTTTCTGAACGGAGCGAAACTTTGAGCTTGTCTCCATCTTCTACATACATAATACCTATGTCGTAGTTTTTACTAAGAAGGTCTCCAAAGATTTTAGAATCTACAAGCCCACAATTAACCACTGCTGCTTTATATCCTTCAAATTCAGCTACATAACCAAATTGTTTGAAGTATTCTTTATTGCGCTGTTGTTTGTATTGTTCTACTGTTTTACCCTGTTCTATTACTTTATTGTAATCTTTGAATATTATAGCCCAGTCTGGACTTAATGGGTCTAAATTGTATAATTCAGAACCACTGCAGAAATGTAACGTCTTTTCTCCGAATTTCCATTGCCAGGTATCTCTATCTCCTACATACCTAATAGGCCATGGTACAGCGTTTTGATTACCGGATATTCCCATACCATGTTCACAATTGCTTATGAACCATAAGTAAGTGAGCACACACCCAGATACACCATCTTTTCTTACTCCTTTAATTTCTCGTGGGAAATCAGCGTATTTTTCAATCGCAGTCTGGTGATGGTCTATCCAAACTACATCTTCTGTTATATCTAAGAGTTTATCCATATCTTCTTTTTCGAGTGAAAAGTCGACAATGTATATTTTTTCTGCAGGCTTAATTATATCAAATGGGAATGCATCTCCATATCTTATTTCAATATAATCTTCTGGGTCTGGTTTTGACCTTTTGTCTAAAAACCTTGATACTACGTGTCCTGCACACCAACCATCTAAATCATTATGATAAAAGCACTTCATCGTTGTGTCTCCTTATTCTATCTTCTAAACGTTCTAACTTTTCTTTTTCAATTTTTTTTACTTCTTCTTTGATAGCAAACATATATTCTGCTTGTTCTATCATTAATCTTACATCAGCTATTTCTTCGGCGAGCTTCCCGATTAAATCACTGTTATCCCATGGTTCTATACCGAATCTTACTAACTTCAATGTTGCTTTGGATAACTCAGAGCATTCTTCTGCAAGTATAATCATCTGTAAGTCTGTGCCAAAAGCATTTCTTGCATCTTGATAAATGTCTTCTTTGTTCATTATACCCATCCTTTGATTTTGTATCGAAGCATCTGTAGTTTAAATTTTATATCATTGTACTTATGTTGTATATCTAACCATAGAAGCCCATACCACTTAGGGATTTTAATGCTGGCTTGCATACTCCATTTATTCACATGTCCACATTTAGAACAAGTTCCGCTGAATGCGTTCACATCATAGTAACTTCGCCAACCATTACTACCTTCTTTACTGATTTTTTCTTTAAGTTTGTTATTGAATTTCCCCATTTTTCACCTCAAAAATAAAGTGGTGAGGAGGGGGTAACTGACTCACCAGTTAATAATTCTTCACAATCCCTTAAGTAGTTTTCGGAAAAAATAGTTTAAGCCGAGGCACCGGCTTTATTAAAGACAATACCTCGGGACGCAAGGTCTTTTGCAAAAGCCTTTCTTACATATGACTTTTGCCCATCTATACTTAATTCATGGAGTTCTTTCTTTTCATCAATAATCTCCATAACTCTGTCATCTATCTTTATCCCACAGGATACAAGATTGACAACTAAATTGCTTTCATGTTCAGAACCAATCCTCTGAATACGTCCTATACGTTGTTCTTTAGCTGCATAAGTCCATGGTAAATCCATGTTTATTAAAGTGTTAGCACACTGTAAGTTTAATCCATGTGTACCAACTTCTGTCATAAGCAGGATTCCTTCTTCGTCTGCTTTAAAAGCTTCTATTGCTTTGTTTCTATCAGCTTTAGATGTATCTCCACTCATTGAATAGATATCTTTATTGTTGATTAAATCTTCAATCCTAGCTAATTCTTTTTTGTATTGAGTAAAGACAACAGCTTGTCCATTAACATCATTAATTACATTAATTAGCTCTTTTTCTTTTGAAGATACTTTAATATCATTCATTCGTAATGCAGATGAACTAGCAAAAACTTTTGCATTAGTGGTTGCTACTAGCTCGTTAGGTTGGTCTGCCATGTAATCCCAGAAGAACTTAAGTTCTTTCTTGTTTAACTGTACCTGATATGTTTGTTCGATTAAGGCAGGTAATTCCATTTCAACTTCATTTCTGTTCTTCCTAAACATAAGTGCTTGCAATTTAGCAAATACTTCGTCTAAGTGTTGATATGAGAATCTATTACCATAATTAGCTTTGACATATCTGTTATAGAATTTTCTTTGAGTTCCAAAGAAACCTGGTTTGATCTGGTCAGTAATATTATAAAGCTCCATAATATTATTTTCAACAGGAGTTCCAGATAATCCTATAACCCTTTTAGCAACAATTTTTGAAATTGCAGCAGCTGTTTTGGTTTTCCAATTCTTAACCCGTTGACACTCATCTAAAATAAGTAATTCGAACTGTCTTGTTATTTCTACGGTTCTTAATAACTCATAGTTAGTTATTATAATATCCCCTGTATTAAATGCCTCTATTCTCTTGGCTTTTGGAATCTTAGATGTAATAATCTTAGCATCTTCGTAACCAAAATGCCTTTCCAGTTCGCTTTTCCACTGGAATAAGAGAGAAGACGGAGCTACAATTAATATAGGTGACTTTTGTAGTTCGAAGACACTTCGGAGAGCAAGTATTGTCTTACCAAGGCCCATGTCGAGGGAGACGAGTCCCGTATAGTCATTGCCTCTGAGAAACTCCATCCCATCCATCTGGAAATCATATAGACTTGGAGAAATTGGGAGTTCGATGTTTGTTCCTTCGAGGTCATCTTGGATTTCAACTTTGTAACCTGCATCTTTAAGTATTCTAGCAACTTCATAACCATCTCTTGGCCTCCTTAAATACATTAACCTAGACATTTTCGCGTTTATTGTACTAGGTGCTGGATTGATTTGAAAACCATCATTTCTAATCTTTATTTTATACGCTTCCTGTGTTCTTTCTTGAATTACAAAATAAAATTCTGGTAATTTTTGCATTAAGATTTCAGCGTCTGCTTTAGTAATGATGTTTTCTTTGGTAGCAGCGATATATTTTCTGCTTTTTAAACTTCTTAAAACCTCAATGACTTTCCAATTAAATTCAAAATTTACACACATATGGTCTTGGTCAATGGGTTTCAGAAAAACCTTCGCGTCCATACAATGAAGTTGTCATTTATACTATTTAAATGTTATCTATAAATTTTATCAAAAAAAGAGAATATCACAGCAAATTTAATACCTTTTCGTTGCACACATTCAAAATCAGATTTCGTTCCTAGTTCTCCTATACCTGCCGTAATTAAATTATCTAGTAATCTAATAGTATTTCTTTTAGTTTTCTCATCCATAAATTCTTTTAAATTTATATTTAGGACAGGTTCGTGTAACTGAGTACTCATATAACATCGTACCTCAGCTTCTAACTGTAGATTCTGGCAATGGTATCTGCATATTCCAGCAGAATGGTATAGTAAGGAGAATCCTTCTAGACAATTATTTCGTTCAAAAAAAGAATAGACATCTGGATAGATGTCTACTACAACATTTCGCTTCATGTTAATACTTACTCACTATGTTTTTAATTTTAGAAATTTTAGTAGCGTTGTTATAGCTACCGTAAACGATATTTTTAACCAATTTAATATCCGCTGTAGGGTCCAGGTTTGGACTGGGCGTTGGAGTATTAGTTGGCGCTATCGCACTGGTTATACCCATTGGATCTGTTTCTTGGTCTAAGAATACTTGATATGAAACCCATGAGTCTCCGTAACAACCCCAAGAGCCTCCCCAAGAATTTCTTACCAGGAATGCACCTTTCTTGGTTGTTCCTTTTATCGTTTTAGTATCATCCCATCCGTAAATCCATCTAGCGTGTCCGCCTACTACTGGATCAGATGTGCTAGATGATTTAGCATACGGTTCAATACCATCAGTGCCTACATTGTCAATAGATTGATGTACTTCTGAACCATACATAATTGGTGTTCCAGCATATATAGATTTCTTAATGTTGGTTGTCACATTTGCATCTTCATCGATTGCAAAGTATTTTCCTACTTCGTATTGTGAAGCTTCTTTAACAGCTACATCAGATGGTTTAATATTTTCCTTCGCATCTACATATGTCCATGTTTTTTCCAGACATATTCCATATTGTTGTTGTGCCTGCATAGTAGCAATGATTGTAGAACCATTATCACCAGTTGGTGCACCACCTTCGCATATGTATCTTGACCAATAACCTAAAAACATTTCGGATAAATCATAATCTGACTTAATAGTTGGATTATTGAGATAATAATATTGCTGGATTCCTGCCCCGGCAAATGCAAAACAAAGCCCTAAATCTCCTTGATCTTTTACACTAGGCATATTAGCGAGCTTGTATGCACTAGGTAAAGCTGTTTCTCGCACAAAAGTTAAACGTTTTTGTATTTCTGGATGGTCCATTCTGTATACTTTATCTAAATCTTCCTGAGTAAGTGCAAATCTGTCATCTGCTACAGCATCAGAATGTTTAATCCAATCAAATTTGTGTTGTGCCAAAATTACGCCTCCTATTCGTTTGACAATAACACTAACTGACTGGGGTATTATAAAGTTGATGCCAGAATTAAACCAAAATTAAGTATTAGGTTCTACTTCGAGGTAATAATCTGCACGAAGCATTTGAGCACTCACTATATCCCAAGTCTGCTCTAAAACCTTTTTATCATGATAACCATATAATTCATACATGTATTACTTTTATGGTTTTTTGATATTATAAATATTGTTAAAATAAGTGGGAACAATCGGATTTGAACCGATGCTGACCAAGTTCCAAACCTGGCCTGATAACCAGACTACATTATGTTCCCAAAAAGAAAAGCCAGCAGAGGGAATCGAACCCCCGATCTCCTGATTACAAGTCAAGCGCATTCCCAAACTATGCTATACCGGCAAATTTTGTCTCATCTCTGAGACAAATATTGTTTTATCCTTTCCTGTTTTACTCTTAAAGAGTGTCCATCCCAAGGTAAAGCAGGTTCTCGGAATCTCCTTTCGTTTAGTAATAGTAGTTCATCTTTAGGTATGTGATATGTTATTTGTCCTGTTGGCAATTCAATCTGTATGATAGGCCAATCGCTATCTCTATCGCGTACCCCTACGTTAAATCCATCTCTGTAAGCTAAATAAGCTGCTAGTTGGATTGCAAGGTTTCTATCATAATATGCCTCGTCTTTACTATCACTTTCAAATTTTGCGCCTAATATATTTTCTCGTGTTAACCCTAATTTTTCGCCAAGTTTTTTAAACATATAATCACCTGAATCGGACATCCCGGATTTGAACCGGGGTATAATCGGTATCTGTAGCAAGAGTTGTATTCTAAGAATACAAGTGAGATTATATTTTATTAAGGGATTTTAAATGATATACATGATATAGTTTTGTTTT